CGGCACGACGGGCCACGGCCTGCACATCACCGGCGGCGGCACGAGCGGCGACGGCATCAACGTCAGCGTGACGAGCGGCGATTTGCTCGACGCCGACGTAGTGAACCAGATTCGGAATGCGATCACGGGCGGCGCGTACGATCTCGACACGGACGCCAACGGCCGGATTCGGATTGTCGACGGCACAGGAGCCGGTGAACTCGACACGAACAGTGGCGCGATCGCCAGCGTTCTCGCGCTCGGCACGCAAGCCAAGGCCGACGTGAACGCGGAAGTTTTAGACGTGATTGCGACCGACACCTACGCCGAGCCGGGTCAGGGCACACCGACAGCGACAGCCACCCTGGCCGCAAAAATCAACTATCTCTACAAGACTTGGCGGAACAAGAAAACGCAAACGTCCAGCTTGCTCAATTTGTTCGCCGACGACGCATCGACCGTTGACCAGAAATCCGCCGTCTCCGACGACGGCACCACCCTTACCGTGGGCGAAGTCGCCACAGGACCGTAACGCATGAATGACACGCTACAGAGATTGGCCGAGCTGGCCACCGAAATCAAATCGCTCGAATCGCAGGCCGTCGCGCACGAGCAGCAAGCCCGCGACTGCCGCGCGGCCCGCGAGGCGAAGAAGTTGGAGCAAAGCGAACTTCAACGGATCGTGAACGATACGAAAGTCGTCCACGCCGTCGAATCGTCGCTCACCGCCGCGCAGGCGTCGCAGCGGGCCGCCGAGGAAGCGAAAACCGAGGCCGTCGCCTTGCTCGACGCACTGCGGACGAAGATCGCGGAATGCGACGCGAAATCGTCCAAGCTGAATGATTTGATTAAGAAGGCCGAAACGCCGGCCGAACCGACCACATAAAAAATGGCCATCGACACCCGAAACAAACGCGCATCGGCAATCGGAATCGGTCTACCGTTCCGCGCGGCTTACCCCGCGCCCGACAGCACGATCGACGCCAGCGATCGCTTGCACGTTGCATTTTTGTATTCGGGCATCGCGGCCGGCGCGGGCGCGGAGCCGCAGTATTATCCGACTCGTTTTTTGCAGGGCACGTTTACGCGGATCGCCGCATTGATCGGATCGAAGATCGGGCAGCAGCGAATCACCGGCACGATCGCGCGGATAGCGCGACTGCCGGGCGGAGGCAATTGATATGGGCGAGCGCGTTATCGAACCCATCGAAATCGTGGTTGGGGACCGCGCTCGCGGCGTGTCGGCGATTTTGCAGGACCAGGACGGCAACGCGATCAACCTGACCGGCGATGCCGTCGTGTTCCGCATGGTCGAGGAATCGACCGGCAACGTGAAGGTGAACAACCAGGCGGCGAACATCGACGGCGCAGCGACCGGCGAAGTTAGTTACGACTGGGGCGCGACCGACACCAACACCGCCGGCACGTATCGGGCATACTTTATTCGGACGACCAGCGGCGGCTTGAAAGAGCATTTCCCGGGCGACGATTCCAAGTTTCGAGTGATTGTGATTCCAGCTTTGTAAAAGGCTCCGGCGAAAGCTAATTTCATTATGGCAAAAGTTCTCATCGGTTCGATCAACCACGATGGCCGCATGGACGCCGAAGGCGCGGCGGCGCTCTTTTGCTTCCCGAGCGGCGGCCGGCATCATTGCACGGCCATGCCGAAAACGTCCAGCTTGCTGCCGCTCAATTGCAACGTGGTTTGGACCGAAGCGCTAAACCGCCGCAAGACGCCGGAGAACCCCGACGGATTCGAGTGGTTCGCGATGCTGCATTCGGACATTCGGCCAGGGGCGAATTGGGTCGACGTGTTGATCGAGGAAGCGGAGAAGTATCGGGCGGACATGGTAAGTGTCGCTGTGCCGATCAAGGACAATCGCGGTTTGGCGAGTATCGCCGTGTTCGGCGAGGATCGACCCTGGATGGCGAAATATCGGCTGACGTTCGATCAGATTCACAACAAGCTGCCCGAGACGTTTGATTTGCGGGACTGCGTTCGCGTTCTTGCGTTCGACGCTATGGATTCGCGATTTCACGTCAACCTGCACACTCACACCCTGGACGTAAACACCGGCTGTTGCATCGTGCGCCTCGATCGCGATTGGGGAGACTCTGGCGTTTATTTCGAGCAGCGCGACCGGATCACGAGAAACGCCAACGGCCTCTGGCAGGCCGAGACGCAATCGGAGGATTGGGTGTTCTCGCGGAAGATTTCCAACGCCGGCGGGAAGGTGATGGCGACTCGCCGCGTTGTGGTCGTCCATGAAGGGATGACGGGCTGGCGGTCGGATCGCGTGTGGGGCAAGGAAATCGACGAGGGGCTGTTGATTCCCAAAGAAAAAGAAGAACCGAAACCACAAGAACAGGAAGTCGCATAAATGACCAGCATTGATAACGAAGCGGTCCCGAATTGGGATCACGGCCAAAAATCAATTGGCACATCCGCCGCGTTTCTCGTGACAAACACAGCCACGCGATGCTCGAAGGGCGTGCAAATCAAAGCCGCAGCCGGAAACGCCGGAACAGTTTATGTCGGCAAATCGGACGTGACGGCCAACACGGCTGCTGCAACCGACGGCTATCCGCTGGCCGCCGGAGAGGAAATTTTCATTCCTACCGATGACGCGTCCGACGTGTTCGCGATTGCGTCGCAGGCCAGCCAGGGAGTGTTTTTTCTCTACGCATAGCCGCCGCGCTTAATTCGCCGGCCGATTCTATTCCATTTTTCATTCCAACCACGAAGTATCGAAAGGCTCCACAATGCCCTCCGCAACTCTCACCGTCACCCAAGCGATCACCCGCCTGCGCCGCGAGCACGCAGCTTGGGACGAGTCCAAATTTCCCGGCGATTCCTGGTGGAAGGCCGTCGACGGCGCGATTGAAACCATCGGCGGCGCGTCGCTCACCGACCCTCAGCTATCCCTGGTCGATCCCGTCGTCGACATGATTAACGAGCGGTTCGCGAACGAGAACGACGAAACGAAGTCGGAAATGCCGAGCCGCGACCTAATGGCGGCCATCGCTCGCCTCCTGGCCGCCAAGCCGCGTCAGTGGCCGGAATTAGAGTCGATCAAGCAGCTCGACAAAGAAAAGGTGCGGCATTCGCAGATCGCCCGAATGCACGGCCTGACCGTCGGCCAGGTGCAAGCCATCCTGGACGGCGAAGCGGCATACCCGAAGGGCCATGTAACGCCGCACGTGAAAGATCAGCAGAGATCCAAGAAAATCGCTCGCGACAAGATGCGGCTGGCGTTCAACCGCTACCAGCAATTGAAGCAAATCTCCGAAATCGACACCGTGGCCGACTTCCTGGAAGAAGGCGCGACGCTCGGCGAAGTCGCCCACGAGTTCGACGCCGATCCCGACGCGGTTCTCGCGGAGGCCCGGGCGTCCGGCTTCGTGCCGGACGATGGCGGCATGAGCATTGACGAGCAAATTTTTTCGATGGCCGATCAGGGCGTCAGCCAGGTTGAGATTGCCGAAGCACTCAACATGTCGGTCCAGAAAGTCGCCGGCGCTCTGCGGCGCCGCGAGACGCCGGACGAAGTTCACCAGCAACGAAAGGTGCGGAAGAAGCTGCGGGCCGCCAAAGTCAAAGCCGCGCGGCGTTAGGCGGTGAACCGTGGCTGAAAAAAAAGCGAAGGAGAAAAGGAAGGTAACGCAAACCGCCAAGATGTTGGCCGCGAAGCGAATGCCGAGAAAGAACACGCAACGCCAAAAGTGGATCGGCCCGTACATCGAACAACTGCAAAAGCACGGCAAATACACCCTGGCCGCGAAAGTGGTCGGTATCGACCGCCATCATGTTTGGGACGAGCGAAAGAAGAACAAGCAGTTTCGGCTGGCCTGCGCCGAGGCGTTGCGGCTGTTTGTCGAAAAGCACGCGGCCGAGTTGGAGGAAGAATTGTTCCGCCGGGCGAAGCATTCAACGCCCGGCGAAATGGACACAAAGGCGCTTTTGGCCGCGCTCCGGCGACTCGATCCCGCGAACTATGACAAGCCGAAGAACCAGAATTTGAATTTGGGCGGTCAGCCGGGAAACCAGTTGCCCGCGCCGGTCACGCCAGAACAGCAGATCACCGTGATTCGCATAACCAGCGTTCGCGATCACGCCGACGCGCAGGAATTCCGCCGCATTCAGGCGGATCGGCAGATTATCGAGGAACGTTCCGAAGAAACCGACACGCTGGCTCCGGCGGTCGCAAGCAGCAATGGCCACGGCAACGGAAAGGCGAAGCGAACAGCTCGCGGGCAGTGAAACCGGCGAGCATTTTGTCGATATCGCGTTCTACCAGCAGCAGCAAGAGTTTGTCGATTCAGAGGAATTCATTACCGCATTTTGCGCGGGTCGCGGAAGTGGCAAATCATGGGTTTCGGCAACGCGAACTTACCTGAAATCCAAGCCCAACCGAAACTACATGGTTGTTGCGCCAGACTACGCGCAATTGATGACAACCATGTGGGAAATGTTCCTGCAAGTTGGGCAAGAAACGGGGCTGCTGCTGAACGCAACCAAGTCGTCGAATCCTCCGAAAATGTTCATTCGTCCAACACCGGGAGGCGTCGCAACAGTTCAGTTCCGATCCGGCGACGATCCGGAAAGATTGCGCGGACCGAACCTCTCCGGCGCGATCCTGGAAGAAGCGAGCGTCATGCACCCGGACGTCATAGATATCGTTCTGATGTGCTTGCGGGAAGGCGGCGAACGCGGATATCTGGATTTGGTATTCACTCCGAAAGGAAAACTCCACTGGACCTACGAGTTGCTTTTCGACGAACTAGGCAACCTTCGCGAAGGCGTTCGCCTCATCCGGGCGAGATCAGAGGACAATCCGTTTCTCGATCGCGAACTGGTAAGAAACGCCCGGCTTCGATATACGACAGCGCTTGCAGCGCAGGAACTAGACGGCGAATTTGTCGATCTTGCTGGCTTGCTATTCAAGCGCGAGTGGTTCGAGATCGTGAAACCCGAATCGGTCCCAATTCGCGCCCACCGCGTTCGCTACTGGGACAAAGCGGCGACCGTGGGCGGCGGCGACTATTCGGCCGGCGTGCTCATGGCTTACCACGAGGGCACGTTTTGGGTCGAGGACGTGATTCGCGGCCAGTGGTCGCCCAAGGTGCGAAACGAAATCATGCGGATCGCGGCGGCGAACGACGCGGTTCGTTATCGCGGCACGGTCAAAATTTGGGTCGAGCAAGAGCCGGGAAGCGGCGGCAAAGAGTCGGCGATTCTGTCGATCCACAACCTGGCCGGCTATCCGGTTTGGACGGAGCCGGTGCGCGGTGTCCAGCACCGGACGAAAGACAAGATCAAGATTCCGGGGGCGGCCAAGATCGTGCGAGCGCAACCCCTGGCCGCCCAAGCCGAACACGGGAACGTGAAAGTTGTGTCGGCGAAATGGAATCGAGACTGGTTCGACGAAATCCTGGCGTTCCCCGAGGCGTCGCATGACGACCAGGTGGACGCCACGGCGGGCGCGTTTGCGAAATTGGCGTTAAGTCAGCCGGCAACGAAAGAGAAACCAACCAGTGTGGCAAGCTTGAAGGAAACACCGCGGTCGATGCAGTTTGATCGCCGCGGCGGCGGGATGTTTGGGAGGCGGTAAATGCTGAAATTCGAGATCCTAGAAACCAAAAACGAAACGACACTTGCGCCCGATGGTCGCATGCTTCAGGAATTATGGGGTGAGTTCTTAAGTAAAACTCACATCATCAATATGGGGCGAGCGGAAACCGAAACGCTTGCGAAGTACCCGGTTCCTGAAGGTTGGCGGCGCGACTCCATTCACTTTGACTACTTCAGTGGCGACGAACATCTTACCGATGGCCGAAAAACGTTCATGCTTTTTCGCATCGTGAACAGGAGGATTGAGGACGTGGAACAAAAGGTCCCGTCACTAAAATAAGAATGCCTCGTTTAACCCGCCCAGCAATGTTCGGCAGCACGGCCCGCTCGCGGCGCGGCCCGACTATTTCTGCGCGCACTCAATCCGCTGTCACGCGAGCCGTCGGCCAGCAAATGCAGCGGGCGGGACTCGGTGCACTTCGTTCCCTGGCTGGCAGCGTGGCCGCCGACGTGACGGCCGACATCCTGGGCGAAGTCGGCCGCATTCGCCGCGGCGGCGTTCCGGCAGCGCTCGGCGCGATCGGTCGCGGCGTGCTGGGCGGCGTCGGCCGGGCGATTTCATGGCTCCTGGGCGGACAACGCGGGGCATCGGGGGCGTCGCCGGCCGACGTCCGCGCAGCGCGGGAGATTGTCGCCAAGGTGCGGAGCGAATTGCCAGGGCCGATTACCCAGCCAGGAACGGCGAGGCCGGAAGAGTCGCCGGCGCCTTCGCCGTCCAGCACGGGCCGCGGGCGTTTCGACCAGGGCGGTGGCGGCGGGCGAATCGGCGGAACTGGTCGAGGCGGCGGGGCCGGCGACGGCGGCTATCGTGGCCGTGGCGGGCCGGACATGATCCCAGTGAACAATTCGAGCAACGTCCATTCGTTCGGATACGACGCTTTCCAGGCGACGCTTTACGTGACCTATCTCGGAGTCGTGCTGCGGCCGTCCAAGGTGAAACTAGGAAGCAGCAAGGCCAGCGAATTCAAGAATTCGCCGCTAACTCAATACATCAAGGTGAAAAAAGGCGCACACACTGGTGAACGGGCCGGGCCTGGCGCGACCTACGCATACTTTGGCGTTCCGCAGTCGGTTTTCACGCGAATGCGGGCCGCGGCCAGCAAGGGCATTTTTATTTGGGACGAAATCCGCGTCCGCGGCACGATCTACGGCCACCGCTACCGCTACCGGCTCGCCACTCCTGGCCGCGCTCGCGTCCCCGGCGCGATGGACCCTGGCCACGACACGATCAGCTACGTGCCGCGGCGAGCGACGAAAACCGGCCTGCGGCAACGGTCGATCACCGTGGCGAGCGGTCAGACGATTTATAGCAACATGTCGAAGTACACCGGGCGGCGAGCGCCGTTCCGCAACCGATAGGAAGGGAGTCGACCAGAATGGCAGGAACACCAGCAGGCGCGGCGAAACGCGAGCGGCGACCCGATGGGACGTTCGTTGTCGATCGTTACCGCAGCAGCGGCGATTTGTCGTCGCTGTCGATGGGCAACGGCTCGCGCGGCGGATCGCGGCGGCTCGACCAGTTGCTCAACACGCGATTCACCCGCGCCGACAATATGCCTGGCCAGCCCGACGCGATGCCGCCGAACATGGGCCGCCCGCCCGTCCAACACTCCTGGCAGTTCCAATCGCTCCTCAGTTCCTACGCGCACGTCTACCGCCCGTCGGACGAAGCCTATCGGCACTCGAAAGACAACGCGCGGTTCATGCGCAACGATTGTTCTGTGATGGAGTGCTTGGAGTCGCGGAAGCGGGCGACGGCGCTCCTCAATTGGCACGTCGAGCCGGAGGACTCGAAAAACGAGGAACAAAAAGCGTTGTGCCTCGCAGTCGAAAAGATCGTCCGCAAAACGCCGTTTTTTAAGAAGTATCGCGAGTCGCTGTTGGAGGCGATTTGGTTCGGCCGATACGCGAACACCCACACCTGGCAGTGGACCTGGATCGACGGCAAGAAACGGGCCTATGTCGGCGACTGGAAGCCGATCAACGGCGACAAATTGAAATTCCGGTTTGACGACGGCAGCGGCAAATACGACGCGAACGACGTCGGCGTGCGAGTCATCCAGACGGCTGTGCCGGACGAGCGCCGCGGGCAGCTCGAAATCACCGACGAGGGGCAGGTTTATTTTCTGCGGCCGTGGGAACGCAACTGTTTGGCCGTGCATCGCCACATCATCGAGGATGGAGCGTTTGAGGACCCCTTGGCCGCCGGAGCCGTCCACGGTGTTGGCATCCGCTCGCGAATTTATTGGACGTGGTTTCAGGCCGCCGAAACGATGGCGATGCTGTTGGAGTTCATGGAAAAGTTTGGCATGGGGTTCGCCATCGGTTTCTACCCGGCCGGCGACGCGCAGGCCAAGGCCGAGCTGGGCGACACGCTCAAAAACATGCGGCACGATAACCACGTGCTGATCCCGCGCACGAACGGCGATCCGTCGCTCGACGCCTACGGAATCGAAATCGTGCAGCCGACGCCGGCCGGGGCTGAGACGCTAAAAACGATCATCCAGGAATTGTTCGGCGACCGGATCAAGCGGTACATCCTTGGCCAGACGCTGACGACCGAGAGCAATGGAGCCGGGCTGGGTTCGTCGGGGATCAGTGATTTGCACAAGTGGAGTTTCTACCAGATCATCAAAAGCGACGCGATCGACCTGGAAGAAACGATCACGAATGAATTGTTGAAGCCGCTCGTGCGGTTCAACTTTCCCGAGTATTCCAATCTCGACCTGCGATTCAAGATCGAAACCGACTCGCCCGACGTCCATGGGCAATTGGAAGCGTTCAACATCGCCTATCAAATGGGGCTGCGGATCAAGGCCGAGGACGTTTACAACGTGGTCGGGCTGTCGAAGCCGACGGACGATGACGAGGTTTTGGAAATGGCGGCGCAGTCCGGTGGGTTCGATGCGCTGGCCGCAGCCGGCATGGGCGGCAACGTCGGCGGGCAACCGTTCGGCCAGGACGGGAACGGCAAGGGTGTGCACGAGACGTTGAAAGAGACGATTGGCGGGCATCGGGCGGAGGAAGCCAGCCAACCCTGGTTCGACAAAATGAAGGCGGCCGGCATTGTCGAGCGATATGAGAAAGGCGGTGGCGTTTGGATCACGATTGGCGCGAAGCCTGGCGACGACGGCAAGAGGCACGGCGGCACTCCGGTTTTGGTGCGCGGCGGAAAGATCGTTAGCGGGCCGGCGGCGCTTCGCGGGCAAACGCTAAAGCAAATCAGCAATCCTGACGAGTCAGATTCCCGACTCGGTTCGGCCATCGCAAAAGTCGCCGGCGAGCATCGCATTAAGCGGTCGATCCTGAAAGATGCCGCGGATTTCGTGTGGAAAGAACGACGCGATGCGATCACGTTTCGCGAGCGGCTAAAAACGCAGCTACGGAAGGAAACCGGGCTAAGTCAAACCGACTTTAACCGGCTGTCGAACGCCGGGAAGGATTACACGTCAATTCGGCGATTCGACGAAATCGCCCAAGAGGCGGCCCGCGAGTACCCAGAACTAGGCATCGGCGACGCCGACAGCAAAACGGACAATCTGGCGTCACGGTTGTGGGAAATTTTGGCCGAAGGGAAAATCGAGCCGCCAGCGCGGCACAGTGAGGAAATTCTCGAAGAAGCGGCGCAGATGGTGAAAAGCGCCCGCCGCTACGTTCCCGACAACGACACGAGCGACGTTCCGTTTTCCGCTCGCGGCGAAATTGTGGAGCGATACGTCGGATTTTGTGACGCTATCGACGAGTTGCGGGAAATTCTTTCCGCCAAATAATCCACGCCCGATCCACCAATTTTCCACGCAGTTGGCACGCGATCCAAATGAGCGCGTAGCCAATTTCTAAATTGTCGTCATTTTGGAAGCATGACGACCGCAGTTGCCGAACGCGACTCATCCATCCTGGCCGACGCGCCGTTCCCGGCTGACAAGTACGAAGTCAGCCACGGCGTCGCCATCCTGGACGAGCACGAGCGGCCCGAGGGCTACTTGGGCCGCGACAAGCTGCAAGCGATTGCGAACCGGCTGAATGATCGGATTGACGATTCCGGCGACTACACGCCAATCATTGTTCGCCACACGCCGGATGACGACAGCCAGCCGCAGCCGCCCATCGTCGGCTACGCCGGGCCGTTCGAGGTCAAGAAGTTCGGCAACAAAAATCCACGCTGGGCGATTTTCGCCCGCAACTGGTTCATCGAAAGGGACGAAAAGCAGACGGCCTCGAAACACCCGCGGCGATCCGTCGAACTGGCGATCAACCGCGACACGAAACAGCCGTCGCACATCAACTCAATCGCTTTGCTCGGCGCGGAAGCCCCGCGGCGAATGCTGGGTCTGAAACTGTCGGACAAAGAGGGATTCGAGGTCGAACGCTACGCGATGCCGATGGGCGACGAAAAGCCCGGCAAGCAAGCGAAAGACCAACAGCCTGGCCAATCAAACCAACAGCAGCAATCGCCGTTCTCGGTTTTGACCGGCGATGACGCCTTAATCGCCAAAATCCTGGCCGCGCTCGAGCAAACCGACGTGTTCGTTTGGGTCCGCCAGCAGCAGGCTATGCAGGCGACGAAAGACTCGCAAAACCCCGACGACGAATCGGGCGACGATAGCGACTCCGGCGGCGAGTTCGCCGGGGCCGGTGACGAAATTGACGACGATCAAGCCGGCGGCCCGCCCGCCGGAAAATCGACCAAGGAGAAACCGAAGATGAGCGCGAACGCGAAAAACGATGACGGCAAGGGCGCGACCGACAAGCTCCAAGCGAATGAAGAATTGGAGCGCTACAAGGCCGAGTCGAAAGCCGAAATCGACAAGATGAAGGCCAAGAACGATGAGCTATCGGCCGTCGTTGCCGAACTACAAAAGGACAAGATCAAGGCCGTTCGCATCGACAAGCTTCGCGACCTGGCCGACAAGGGACTCGCGTTCGACCTGGACGAAGCCCGCGGCGAAGTCGACAAGATGGAGTCGGACGCCGAATTCGAGCGGTATGTCGGCGTGCTGAAAAAGCACTGCACGCAAATCCCGATCGACCACCAGTTGCCGCCCACGAAGGTCGACAAGCTCGCGGCCAAGGACGACGAAAAGCAAAAGGCCATCGTCGACCGGGCCAACGAGATCAGCGAAGAAATGCGGGCCAAGGGCGACAACCGCCAGCCGATCGACCGCTACAAGGCGGCCATGAAGCAAGCCGAACGCGAGTTCACCGCGGCACAGTAACCGACCCTGGCCGAATCGGCAGCGACAGCCAAAACCAACCGACCAACCGACCAACCTTTTCCCTTTCGGGGACATAGACATGTCAACCACGTTCGTTGCCGGCGGCAATATCCGCGTTTGCCGGTTCGTCGAATTCAGCGGCAATTTCGCCGTTACGGAATGCAACGCCGCCAATGACAAGATGATCGGCATTGCCCAAGAGTATCCGCGCGAAGCGCCGCTGCCGTCGGTGTCGACGCTCTACGCCGCGCAATCCGGCGATCCGATCAAAGTCTACCTGCCGGGCGATCAATGCTTGCTCGAAATTGGCGGCACGGTCAATTTCGGCGACTACATCGCCGCGGCGAACGACGGCCAGGGCGTTGCGGCTGCGGCCGATGAAACATACGGCGCGCGGGCACTCGAAACCGGCGCGGACGGCGATCGCATCCGCGTGGTCGTCATGCACGGTTCGGCCGAATCCAGTTAATTTTTCGATCAACCTCGATCAACCTCGATCGTTCATTTTACAAACTGACCTGCGAACAGACGCGGATAGGCTCCCCGTGGCTGACTCGCTCCAACAACCACCGGCCGCACGGCCGCGAACTAGGAGCCTGTCGCCATGCCAAGCGGATACCCTGGCGGTTCATCGACCTTTGTTCCGTCGCTGGAAGCGACGAACTACATGCAGATCGAGTTCTCGCGTAATCCGCGAGACTTCGCTTTGCCGCGTTACGTCAAATACGTGCCGGTGACAAAAACCGCTGGCCTGTACCTCGAAATCGGACGCGAGGAGGCGGCCCGCTACCAGCATTCCGGCGTCGATCACTATTGGGCCGACGGAGCCGACGCGCCGCACGGCAACGACGGGCACGAAACGTTCGAGTTCAAGGCGTATCGCGCGATCCGCCGCTCTTACGACTTCCGCATGGGCGATCTTGGCCGCGAGCAGGCCGAGTGGGACGTGTTGGCGTCTTACGGCCGCATCAAAGCCCAACAGGCCATGACGGCGCGAACGTGCGAGGTTCTCACGCTGCTGCAAACGTCCGGCAACTGGGCCACCGGCCACACGTCGGCGATCACCGGCGGCTCGATCAGCGGAACGACCGGCAAGTGGGACGAATCGACCACGGCCCGCAGCGATATCAAACGTTCGATCGACTACGCGGTCGAAACGATCATTTTGTCGTCGCTCGGCGTCGCGCGGCCCGAGGATTTGCAGCTTGTTGTGTCGCTAAAGTGCGCTCGGCAAATGTCGGAGTCGCAAGAGATCATCGACTACATGAAAGGTTCGTATGTCGCCGAGCAGCGAATCCGCGGCGAAGGCGACAACGTGGAATTCGTGTTGCCGGCGATGCTCTACGGCCTGCCCGTCATCGTTGAAAAGACGGTGAAAGTGACCAACAACAAGAACGCGACCCGCGCGGCCAGCTTCGCCATGACGAATACTTCGCCGTTCATCGTGGCTCGGCCAGGTGGATTGCAAGGGTCGGAAGGCGTACCGGAGTTCTCGACGTGCTCGGTGTTCATCTACTCCAAGGACGACATGACGGTCGAGCAAAAGCACGATCCCGACAACCGCGTGACGAAGGGCCGCGTCATTGACCATTTCATTCCGCTGCTGACCGCCAGCGTGACGGGCTTTTTGTTCACGAGTGCCGTCGCCTCGTAATCCGGAGCCGATTAAGCCAACGAAACCAATTTACGAACCAAATTGGAAACCGGCGGCGGCCCGGGGTTTCGGCGCGAGCCGAGGAGCCTCCCCGAGTGCCGCCGGTTTTTTTGATAGTTAAGAACGATGGCCGCTTACGTTACCGCCGCCGAGTTCATCGCTCGATTCGACAAGCGAATCGTCGGCGATCTTGCCAGTGTCGATGGCAACCGCGTCACGGCATCGGCGCTGGAAAGCGACGAGCGGATCACCACCGTCCTGGAAGATGCCAGCGGCGAAGTTGACGCGGCGGTCAAAGTTGGCAACCGCTACTTGACCGCAGACCTGGCCGGACTCACCGGCAATGGACTGCAATACCTCAAGAAAATCGTCAGCGACATTGCGTTCTATCTGCTGATCGACCGGCGCGTTTTGAACCGCGTCACGGCAGATGAAGCCGAGCGGCGATTCATGGTCTATCGGGCACACTTGAAAGACTTGCGAACCGGCTTGCAGATTTTCGACGTCGACGCCGCGAAAGAAGCGGGGCTGCCGCTAACCGACGGTCCGACAACGACCGAGGCCAACAACCTCAACACGATGACGAGCCGCGTTCGCGGGCATTTGTATCCGACCAGGATGATGCCGGCGGGTAGAGGGTAACGGAGCGGGTTAAATGGCCATCGCAATCCAAGTTCCGAAACTCGCGCTCGTCCGCGTCGACGTCGGCGCTGGGCTTACCGACTTGGGTTATTCACGCAACGGTTGCGAAATCGAATCCGCCCGTATGTCAATCGCGGTCCCGAGCGACCGCCACGGTGGCGACGAAGGCGACGAAGTGGACGCGCAGGCGCTGCCGCCGGTCTACACGATCCGCCTGTCGCTCACTGAATTCGACAAAGCGACGTTCGAGATCATCGAAACCGCCGTCCGCAGCGGCACGGCCGGCACGTTCGCTGCGGCCGATATTGGCGCGCTCTATGTTGGCGGATCGAAGTCGATTCGCGTGTTAATTAGCACAACGGACACCGCATGGGTGCGGAACTTCCCGCTGTGCCGGCCCGTCGAGGCCGCGGCGTACAACTTGGGAACGCGGTTCGCCGAGGCCCAAGTCGCCTTCAAGGCGTTCCGCAACGTGTCCAGTGGCGTGATTTGGAACACTTCCACCGCATAGGCAAACCATGTGGCTCCCATGGCGCAGAAAGAACAGACGGGCGATATTCGAGTTTCGCGACGGAGCGGGGAAACTGCGCCGCGTCGATCCGCTGGTCGCATGGCGACGGATGATGAGCGACCCCGAGCTGAACGTCGACGATCATTTCGACATGCTCAATCACGCCGATCCGACGCTCGCCCTGAAGGCGTCGCCCATCGTGGCTGGCGCCGCTCGCCGCATCTTCGGATTGACCGAGTTCACCGACAGCGATCCGGCCAGCGTGACGGATGCCGAGGCAACGGCCGTGCTGCTGTCGTATCTCGACTGGATGGCCGATCAAAAAAAAAGTGCCAACCCCTCGCCGACTTGCTCGCCAGTTATGGCGCCGGCGTCCTAAGCATCGCGGTTGGATGCGACCGCCGCGGCAATCCCCTGGTTGACCACGCCACGCTCTGCGGCCTGTTTTTCAACCTGGACCGCACCGAAACGCGGAAGGCGAACCGCGTGCGATTGGGCATCCTGGCCGCGTTCTCGCAACGGCTCGACAAAGCGTGGTTTTCGGCGCTGGTCGAATCGCCGGACGAAGCGGAGGCGATGTTTAATCGGCAGGCCAGCACGACGGGCGGTGCGGCATGAAGATACTAGCCTCGATTCTCGGAATGTTGGGGAAAAACGCCGCAGCGATGGCACGCGGCGGCGCTGGCGTTCCGTCCGGTGCTCGCGTGCCGGCATCGCTGGCCGGAAAGCTGGGGACGGCAACGCGGATCGGCCAAGGCGACATTGTTCCTGGCGAGCAAAGCAAGGCAAACGCTAGCAATGCAGCCGCTTCACTCGCCTCTCTCGGAAAAGTTTTGCCGCCGATGGTAGCCGCATTCGCTGTGCTTCCGTCCATAGCGCACGCACTAAGCAATCGCTTTTTGGAAGCGCAGAAAAACCTCGCGCAATACAACGCCACCATTGCCGCCGCATTTCATCAACTCGAAGTCGGGCGAATCCAGCGCGACATTCGGCGCGGCACTGCAACGGCAGGCACGACTCGTGGCCTGGCCGATTCAACCAACCGATTAGAAAACGCGCTCGCGCCAATCGGTAATTTTACCACCAACATCAAGAACGTTTTCGCCGACGCGCTAAACGAAGCCGCTGTATTCATGCTTGAAGGAATCAAACCAGCATTCGAGGCATTAAACGACGCGATATTCGATCCAGAAAAACCGCAGCCGGCGGCACTCCAACAGTTCCTCGACAACCGCCGGCACGAATGGCTGGACGAACAAAAGAGATTGCGCGAGCCCGCGCTCGACCTGAACCGACCGAACGGAAATTAACGTTGGCACATGTCAACCGAGTTCACTTACAACGGCGTCGTTTTTCACGGTTGCAAAACCGTGGATTTCAGCCAGCGGGTTATTTACGACCCGTCGGCAACCGACGTCGTGCGCCACGAGTTCACGATCACCGTTCAGGGCATTGTGCATCGCTTTGGCAGTTCGCCGCAGTGGGTTGAGGGCAACGGCGGTTCGCAGGTATCGACCGGTGCGTCGCTTATGGGCGACTTGCTCGGCCAGCTTGGCTACGCTCGCCGGCGTCTTTTGTATGCCGTCGACGGCGTAACGATCCTGGAAGTTGACGCGGCCGGCGCGAGCGGGTCGAACTTCGACAACGACGTCGACAACGGACCGAAGCCGGAAATTCTGTCGATCCGCCACGTTATCGGCGACAACTTCCGCGTTCACTTCACCGTCAAATGTTCCGTCATCAAATGCAGCGAAGGCGGCCGGCTGCCGGAAGTCGTATCGAATCGCTGGTCGTTCGAGGATTCGCTCGACGAAGAATTAAAACTTACCCGCGTCATGGACGGCCGAATTCGCACGTCGTCGATCCAAAGCAACCCGCAATCGTTCCGTCATCTGGTTGTGCCACCGCTGCCGCGCGGATTCCGGTTGATGGGCGCGAAGTTCGTGCAGGATCCAAACGGCCTGGAAATGGCCTACACGATCACGCATCGGGCCGAGCACGCCGCGCCGCCCAATCCGGCCGTGGCATGGGATGGCCGCCACGAGGTTTCGACCGTGCGCGGCGGCATCGCCGAATCGCGGTTGTCGGTGACGTTGACCGGTCAGCCGGAAGTCAATCGCCGTCTGTTGCTCGGCGCGGCCGTGGCGGTCGCGGAATCCCGTCTTGGCGCAATCACGCGATCAATGGAGGAACTTGGCAAGCGCGGGATCGTTCTCGAATCCATTAGCGTGGTCGATCATTTCAGCAAACCGGTTGTCGAATTGGCCGTCCACTTGCGGCACGCGCAGGACCAAAACGGTTCGATGGGCACGGCCGCCGGCATCCCGCGCGATTTGGGCAACCACCTACCGCTACCCGGTTACGACCACGAGGTTTGGCCGCAACCCAAAACCTTCGCGCCCGATTCGCTCACGTCGGCGTTCCAACAGCGATTGATCGACCCATGCGTCGGCCCGTTCGGTTCGGCGTCGCCCGGAGATCAGGCCGCGCCCGCGTCAAAGAACACGCCGACGAAAGGAAGATCGGCCAGCGAAGTGTTTGTTATCGAAGGCAACCCGAACGTCGGCAGTTACGAAGGCAAACTGACGAGCTATAAAACCCGCGTGAGCGCCGAGAACCGCCAGAACCTTTACACGCTCTACACGATCAAGAATCGGTATACGACGCGGGCTTACCGTGTGGCGCTGCCGATTGCGAAGTCGGTCGACGATGCGGGCAACGACGCGGGCGACGATGCGACGATGCGGCTGATTAGTTTGTCGCCGGGGATTTGCCACCGGATCGTTCACATCCAGGCCGAGCGGGTCGGGACGTGGGCGCGAATGCCAGCGCCGGAAGATTTGACGACCGACAACATACCGGCGCACCTGATCGACTCCGACGCGGTGCTGCACGCGCCGGAATTGTTGCCCGATGGCGCGTCGCAACTCTACCGATCTGAACTGAAATTGACTTACGTGCTTGAACGTCCGCCGCGCGTCAACGAGTCGGTTCCCGTCGGCGCTCTGCCGCTCGATACGACGAAGCCGGACGACCACAAATTCAAGATTTCGACGGGGGCGAGAATTATATGAGCCTGTCATTTCATCCAAGCAATTCGCCGCTATTCCTCAAGCTCGGCAAGATCATCCACGCCGGCAAGACACTCAACACGGCGCGGCAGACGACCGTACCTACCGAGATTGAGGACATTCTCGACCAGTACGCCACCGGGTCGATCGAGTTGCAGTCGATCCCCGATCCACTGGCCGATGTGTCGGACGGGTTCAAGTCGGCCGGCGATTCGCTGCTGTCGACAATCCGCGACGTGTTCCAAGCGACGATCATCCGCTACGTGAAAGAGGACGAGCAGCAACCGACAGACAACCTGGAAGATGCGTTGCGGGAATTGATCCGCCAAATGATCGCAACGAATACCTACGTCGAGCACATCGCGCCGACCGCCACCCTGGCCGAAGTCGACGCGGATGGTAACGGTACGGTTGCCGTGTCGGCGGTCGATCGGTTCGGAAAAAAGATTCCGTTCGCTTACGACGAAGTTATCACGATCGAATGCACCGACGACGCGACCAGCAGCGCGGAGACGTTTCGCTTCCGTGCCGAGCCGACGGTCGCGAAGCTCGCGGGCGATTGGCCGCTCGGTAGCGGCCTCGACACAACCCTGGACGCGATCGGCCCGACGAGTCGGCAAAACTTGCTGACGAACGGCAGCTTTGAGGATGCCGACGACAACGACACGACGCTTCCCGATGGCTGGATTCATGCCAGCGGCACGACGCACACGCCGGCCCTGTCGTCGGTTGAAGTTCAGACGGTCGCGATCTCCGGCACGCCAACCGGCGGTTGGTATCAACTGCTTTTCGGCAGTCGCCGAACCGTGTCGCTTGCGTTTAATGCTGGACAATCTGCGGTTCAATCGGCGCTGCGGGCGATTACTGGCCTAGAACAAGTAACCGTCGTCACCACCGGCACGACGCCGAACTTTACGCACACGATCACATTTACCGGCGTGACGGCGCCGGGACAACTCACGTCGGTAAGCGGCCTGACGGGCGGCACGCCCGCGATCGGCCACGCGACGACGACGGCCGGAAGCGATAACGTCTACCGCGGCGCTCGCTCGTGGTCGTTCACGGGCGACGGATCATCGACCGGTTTGCTACTGCGTCAGCATTTGCCAACGCTGCAACCGTCCACGGTGTACGGGTTCTCGGTTGCCGTTATGCGGAGCGGTTCGTCGCCGTCGGCCGGCGTCATGGTGGCAGAGCTAAACGACCTGGACGGCGACCCAACAACCGACGACGCGGGAACGTCAAACCAGGTGAGCATCGCTTACACCGCGATCAGCACAACTTATGCGCTTGTGACGGGATTCTTCCGCACGCCGGCTGCGCTGCCGACGGCGATGCAACTTGATTTGCGCGTGTCGACCGCCTTCACGTCGGGCACGGTCGTCCACCTGGACAGCATCGTTTTGACACCGGCCACGGAGTTATACGTCGGCGGGCCATACGTGGTGGTATTCGCCGGCAACGTTGATTTTCGCGCCGCTGATCTTTTCACGCTCACCGTCGCCAACGCCTACACGGCAGAATTTCAACAGTGGTTCCAGCGGCTCTGTGACACCGACGCGCTCGAGCTGCAATTGCCGTCGGCCAGCGGCACGTCGGCGTCGACGAATGAAGTGCAGACGTTGACGATCACCGGCACACCCACGGGCGGCACGTTCACAATTTCGTATGACGGGCAGACGACGGCCACGATCGCGTACAATGCGAACGCGGCGGCCGTGCAGTCCGCATTGGAGGCGCTGTCGAATATCGAAGTCGGCGACGTGACTTGCGGCGGTGGCGCACTTCCTGGCACGCCGGTAACGATCACGTTCACTGGCAATCTGGCTGGCCGCAACGTGTCTTTGATGACGGCCGACGGCGCGGGCCTCACCGGCGGCTCAACTCCCACGGCGGCGATCGCGCTGACCACTGCCGGCGTCGGGTACATCTCGGATTCAGTTTTCATTACCTAGTAAATCGAAAGGGATTCCTATGGCTTACTCCAACACGCGAACCGAAGCCGGTTTGGCAATGGTCCCGGTGCGCAACGAAATTCAGTTGCTCACGATTTCCGGCACGCCGACCGGCGGAAACTTCAACATCACATTCAGCGGTCAAACGACCGCGAACATTGCCTACAATGCGGCCAACTCGGCTATCGACTCGGCCTTGGAAGCCTTGTCGAACATTCCGGCCGGTGGTGTGACATGCTCCGGTGCGGTGCTTCCGGCCGGCACGATCACCGTGGAGTTCACCGGCGATCTCGCGTCGACCAACGTTGCAGCGATGACGTGCAACAGCGCGAACCTCACCGGCGGCACGACGCCGACGGCCAGCGTGGCGGTTTCGCAGACCGGCTACGGCGCGGAGAAAGTTGCGATCGACGCCGGAATCGACGCGCTCGGCGCGATCGTCGACACGATGGTAACGGATGCCGCGCTCAGCCAGGCCGAGGCCGAGGAACTGTACGAAATGCTTTACGCCTTCGCCGAAAAGTGCGGGCTGGCATTGCGTGACGAGATTACTTAACCCTGGCCGGTAGCCCACGCCGATGGCCCGATCCGACACAAAGCCGAAAGCGATCCTCGAGGCGGTCCAACGCCGCCTCATCGCTTCTGGTGCGTTCACGTCCGACAACTGCGAAATCGGCCAGCACGATGCCGACTGGGAATCGACGCCCGGCGAGTCGTGGGCAACCGTCTGGTTTGAAGGCGGCAATTTCGACTTGGAGCAAATCGACGGCGGGGTTGCGACGATCACCGCCGCGGTTTCCGTCGGCGTTCACACGCGATTACTCCTGGACGAAGCTGGCCGAGATGACCGGACGCTTACCGAATCGTCCAGCGGTTTGTTCGCGAAGGCCGACAAGGTTTTTCAATCGCTGTGGTTGCACGACTTGGAGGACGAGGCCGGCGATCAAATTCTCTGCCAGCCGATGCGGCCGGTAGCGATGAGTTCGCCGGCGCGGCAGCCGGGCGAATGGGCGTTGGTCGTCAAAACGTGGGAAGTCGTTTTCAATTGGGACGTCGACGGCGAGTGATTGAATTATGCCGATCAGCTACGCCGGATACCCGCTTCTCCTGGACGACCCCGACGGCGTTGTCCAAGCGTTCCTCGACCGCTGGCACGCCCTGGACGATATCCGCCCATGCCAAGACACGATGGCCCGTCGCGGCAACCGGGCGACGCATACGAAGGGCCAGAAAAACGGCCGCGGCCTGCCGATCCCCAACTACCCGCCGCCGCCGCCGGTGCGGCTCAATTCGCTCTACTGGCCGACGGGCGCGGCCCGCTGGGGCACGTTTTTCGCGCTCTGCGACAAAGAAACCGCCGTGCTCATCCAGGAGGTTTACAAGGCCGCCGCGGCGTCGGCATCGTCGGCGTCGTTCACCGCGCCGAAACTCACCCTGGCCGACGGAACCGATACCATCGAAATCGAAATGCACCTGCTTTCGCCGCGGGTCGTCACCGTGCCGCCGGGCGCGAACGACACGGCCGGGCGGCAGCTCTACATTCTCCCGCTGGTCGATGATCGCTACTTCTGGCAGTTTCAGGGCATCGGCGACGACGCCTCTGGGATCTCCGCGATCGCGACCAATCTAAACCGAACGATCACCCAAGCAACGTCGCCGCCGGCGGCCTACGGCGCGGTCGATTGGCTCGAAACCAACCGGCAGCAAGAGAACGCCGGCGTGATGATCGACGCTTTCGCCCACGGGTTCGGCCAGCGGTTTGTGCGGCGGCTCGACGGGGCCAACGAAGTTTTGACGTGGACCGATTCGGCTACGACGCTGATCGACACCAACCTGGTCGACTACCAGCAGATCGCCGGCGGCATCGCGTCGCATATTCTGCCAGGGGTGGCCGATCCGGCGCCCGTCCCCGCCGCGGTTCGCGTCGTGTTCCGCTTCTGGCGCGACGGCATCGTTATCGACTGCGATTTCGAGCATCGCGGGAGCGTGTTCGCGCAGATTTCGCCGACGGAATTCTCGGTCGATATTTCGGCCAGCGACATTTTCGGCAGCACGCCGCCGCAAGGAACCGTCGCCGGCATGGTGAAAATGGTCTATTCGACCATGTACGCGATCATCGACTATGGAACGACCGAGCGGGCCGCGCCGACGAACGAAACGGAGCTCGAGGATTTGGCCGAGCAAGTGGCGACCGATTTTTATGCGAGCCTGGACTATCAATACGACTTAACGTTCGCCGGCCTGAAAGTGTGGCGGCCGACGGGGTACGACGATCACATTGAGATCGACATGGATTCGGCCAGCGGGGCCGTTACTAGGGTGCAGTCGATCCCGCCGAACTTTGGGGCGGAAGTGAATTTGTCGCAGTCGACCGAGGACGTTTTCGTTTTGGACGACCAGTGCATTGTGTTGCTCAGCGATTTGTCGCGCTACGCCGGCGCGGGGAATTTGGGCGTCGACACGGCCGCGGCGGTTTACGAGCCGATCCGGAACCGAACCGACGCGAACAAAGAGCTGGAAGATACCGGGCTGACAATCACGGTATTTTCGATTTGGGGGAACGACGACCAAGGCGACGTTAGCGGCGTTTTTGCGCTCGCGACGCGGGTTTTCGACGTGTGGGTCGTCGCGCAGACGGATACGTGGGCTACGCCGCAGGAGCCGGTGCCTTAGTCTTTGACGTAGAACCACCAGGCGAGGCAGATCACCGCACTCGTCACGTAGACCCAAAAAACATCCCAGCTAGCGTGCATCGCCGCAATGGCGGCGCGATCTTCGCCCCACTTCAACGCCCGGCGATACTCCCAGCCGCCATAAAGCACGCTCGCGATCGGCCAGCAAATCGTCGCTACCAGCAGTAGAAATTTCGGCGTTTTCCCCGGCTTGTCAACCCTGGCCGATTTTCCGGCCGCCAGTGGCGGCAATTTTCGCGTGTCGATGAAAAATGGGTCGCGGGGCGGCGGCTGGTCGGGTTGCGGTGGCGGCGGTTCCGGCGGCGGTGGCGGCGGCTGGGGAATGGACGACATTCCCCTAGGCTATCCCCACTGTTGGGAAAAATCAACTAGGCGGCTTTGTCCGGTTCGCTGTTTTCGTCGCCCAACGGTGGCAAAAGCCGATTCGGCGGCGGCTTTTTGATAATCGACGGGTCCAAATAGTGCCGCTCTGTCACCTTACGATTCGAGTGTTTTAGCGCGTCGGTCGCGTCCCCGCCGTTCATTTCGAGGAACGTCGCGAACGTTCGGCGAATTCGCTGCGGCTTGTGCCAGCGATCGGACGGCAGCCCGGCTTGCTTCAAGAGCCGCGTGTAGGCGTGGTAAAAGGACGCCTTGCAGCCGGGGAACGCGAACAACTCCTGGCGGTCGGGCCGCACGAGTGGCCGCAACAGTCGCACCGTGGTTGCCTTCAGGGTGTACGTTGCCGCCCGCTGACCACCTTTCCTGGCCGGCGCGGGGATCTCCAACGTTCCCGACGCCAAATCGAGCCATTCGGCCCGAATCGCTAGCACGGCCGACGTTCGCTCGCCCGTGTCCCATAGAACCGCGTGGAACGCCCGCCACCAGTGCGAGGCCAGCACGCCGCAATACATGCCGTCGAATCCGCAGCATGCTTCCCAGAGCCGCGTCAGTTGATCGCGGGTCCACGCCTTCGGGATTATTTCGGGGGCCGGATAGCGTTCGACCGTGGGCCACGGAAGCCAGCCGCGTTTGGCGCACCAGTTGGCGATTGCGACCATGTAGTTTCGCCGCTGCTGGATCGTGTGCGGCGACAACTCGCGGGCCGCTAAGTGCCGGATCGTGCGGCAGATTGTCTCATCGGTGACGTCGGCCAGGAGTGGTTCGCGGAGCAACGCCCGCGCCATCGACGAGCAGACCGATTCGTAATGCTCGCGAGTTTTGCCGCTGGTAATGCGAATTTTTTGCGGCAGATAGATTTCGCGGACAAACCGGCGCAGCGGCATTTGTAGCAGTTTTTTCGGCATGGCTAACTCCCAAAGGGGATAAGAGGGACGCACCCAAAAATAGCTCCCTCTGGTTGCCACGCCTCCGCGGTCCATCAAAGTCCGTTTATGTCAATTATCTCGGTAATTTTGAGATAATTGACACGGCTCACCTCCACTTTAGAACCCGCATAAGCGGGGTAATCGGCAAGGCCAGAACTTGCCGAGCGGAATGAGACGAGAACGGTATTCGAGGGTAATTCGCGGCGGGGGAATGTCAAGCGCCGCGGTGGAAATTGAAGAAAACGCCCAGCCGCGCCGTTTCTTTCAGGTCACGGGCGCGGCCACTAACGTCGGGCCGCAGCGACGCGGGCAACTGCGGCACTTGAATTGCTTTACGGTTTACCGTATGATAGGGGCATGTCTACCGACTGCCAAGATGAAGTGATTGGCGACGAAGAAGTTGCGAAGCGACTGGCCGCTAACATTTCCGCCCGAATGGCCGAAATGGACGTGTCGCAAAACGCGCTTTCTCGAAAAACCGGCGACGCCGTTATGACGATCAACGATATCGTCAACGGCCGTAGCGTTCCCCGCGCGGGCATCCTCGCCCGAATCGCCGAAGCCCTCGAAACCACCGTGGACAGCCTCATTCACGGCGGCACAAAAAAATCTCGCCGAGCCTCTTGACGGGGCTATACGCTTTACCGTATAGTGCCATCGTCTCGATTGTGACCTGTTGGCTTAGGCCGTAGTGGGCCTGACTCAACCTCTCCGATACGCCAAGGCTCCGCACATGCTCGCAGCTAGCGGCACCACCGTCATTCAGTGCATCGGCGTCGCGATCTTCGATCCGCGCGACGGCACCGGGCACCATGTTATCTACAAGTGGGCGCCGCAGCGACGGCTAGACGCCCTCGACACGATCCTCCGCGATGCGTTCGACCACGACCACATCTTAACCGTCATGGTCGCGAATGAATTGACGATCCGCATGGTCGAGGAAGGGTTTGTCACGCGCGAGGAAGCGGGCGAGGCGTGGAAGGTCGCGCACGCTCGGCATTTGTGGCGGTGCGAAAGAGAGATCGCCGCACGCAACAAGAAACACCGTCCCGATCAGACTGCCGACGCTGGAAGCCGAGGCGCTGCGCCGACGACAGGACTCCCATCGGCGGAAAGCGGCCAGGGATCGGCAGGAATCGAGGCCCGCGCGCGGTGGAGTCGCCGCGCGCGGTTTTTCTTGCGCGTCGCTTACACGATCGGCCAGGGTGTTGCGATTGGCGGCGCGATCGCGTGGCTGGTTCATTCGTTGGGATTGTGGGGTGAATGATGTTGCGCAGCGAAAAAGAGATCAGACAAGCTCACGAACTGATCGAATTGTCGATCCGGGGAATGGAAGCGTGCAACTATCGTGGGCCGGAGTATGACGCGAACGCTTTGCTTCTCGATTTCATCAACTGGGCGCTCGGAATGCCTGGAACGTCATTCGAGCGATTTTGCGTACCGGCAATGACGGCTCACGATCGCAATTAACCAAGGCTCCAAAACGAGAAAGGAAGGTGACGCATGTTGATTTTTGATTTGGAAAGCGAACCACTGCCCGACGAAGAACTCCGCCGAATTTTCGGCGAGCCGGACGTCGGCGTTCCTCATCCAGGTGAATTTGATCCGGCGTCGGTCAAAATCGGCAATCTCAAAGACGCCGCGAAGATCAAAGAGAAAATCGACTTCGCGCAAGCCGACCACGAAGCGGCGGTAGCGATTTATCCGCAACGCCTGGCCGACGCTCGCGCCAACGCCTTCGCCGAATTCAAGGCGAAAGCTGCTTTATCGGCAACCACCGGCCGCATTTTGTGCATCGGCTACCACAATCCGAACACCGACCAGACCGCGATCGACGACGGCGCGAACGACAGCGGCAAGCCGGCCGAGTCGATGATCCTGGCCCGGTTCTGGCGACGCTTCGCCGCGTGCTGCAAAGAATCGCGCTCAATGGTCGGCCTCAACATTTCGGAATTCGACCTGCCCTTTATTTGTCGCCGCTCGTGGGTGTTGGGCGTCGGCGTTCCGGCTGGCGTACTCGGCCAGGGTCGATATTGGCATTCTGCGTTCGTCGACCTCCGCAAGATTTGGCTATGCGGGCAAATGGCCGCGTCGTGCAAATCGTCGTTCGATGAACTCGCGGCGGCGTTCGGAACCGACGGCAAGCCGAAGGGAATCAACGGCGGCGACTTCGCGGAGTTGTGGCACCGGGATCGAGCAACGGCGATTGCGTATTTGGAAAACGATTTGAAACAGCCTGCGAAGTGGGCGCGAGCGATGGGGGTTTGTTGAGTCCACGCGATCAGCCGCTGCTGGATGCGAACTCGGCAGCGGTGAGCGACGAACCGCGGCGCCGCAGCGCGGGTGGAAACTGCGGCACTTAAATAACCCGGCGGGCCGTGTCCGGCGTGTTCCCGGGTCCGCGATAAGTGCACGCGGATTCCCACGCGGCCCGCCGGTTTTTGGTTTTCGATGGTAAGACTCGTTAAGGCTTTTCAATCAAAAGGTGACACATGGTAACTAGCACGACTGAAATTTCGGTTTACGACCGAGTGACCGACCCAGCGTCACTCATCGAATCGCTTGGCAAATCAATGTACGAAGCCCGCATGTTCGGGTGTTCCAATGAGGCGCAGGGCCGCGTGCTCGCCTTGGCCTGCATCGCGGAGCGAAAGAACCCGCTAGAACTCGTCCGCACCTACCACATCATCGACGGCAAATTGTCGATGCGGGCCGATGCGATGCTCGCGGAGTTTCGCAAGCTCGGCGGCAAGGTGCGTTGGACGGCCACGGGGGACGACGGCAAGGAAGCAAAGGCGATTTTCTCATTCGAGGACGTCGATACCGAAATCGGTTATTCGATCGAGGACGCCAAGCGGGCCGGGCTGGTCAAGGATAAGTCGGCATGGGTTAAAGACCCCGGCGCCATGCTCCGCGCTCGCGTCACGTCCAAGGCGGTGCGAATGCTCGCGCCTGAAATCGTCGCAGGGTACTACACGCCCGAGGAAATCGACGACGTGGCCGACGGTCGCGACGCGAAAGCCGCTGTCGTGGTCGATGCCGAGTCGATCGCGAAGGCGGCGGCGACGCGAGCGAAGAAAAACGGAAAGGCGAACGCGGATACGAAGGCCGGCGACGTGATTGACGCGGAATTCGTTGCGGTCGAAACGACGGCGACAACCACGCCGGCAACCACCGTGGCCGATGCGCCGGCGACTCCGCCCAAAACCGGCAAGGGCAGCGACCTCGACAAGCCATGTTTGGTCGGCGACGCGGAGCAAATCAAATCGCTATTCAAGCTGGCCGGCTTGTCGCCCGAGCAGCAGACGAAGGCACTGGCGAAGCGCGGCGCCCAAGTCGTTCGCAATCTGACCAGGGGGCAGGCCGACGAGTTGATCGCGACACTGCGCGGCGTCATCAAAAAGATGAACGAGGCGACGGCCGCAACCACTGTGGCCGAGCAGCCGCCATTCGATACGTCGACCGCGACCGACAACCCATCGGCCAGCGAACTCGATACGTGCTCGGCCGATCAAGTCGAGGCGATCAAAAAGCTGATTGCCGAAATCGGCGACGAGAACTTAGTCCGCAAGATCGCCGACAAGCTGGCCGAAATCGGCGTTACGAAGATCGCCGAGCTTTCTTGGCGCGACGCGGTGACGCTACATCGGGCGTTGTCCTGCAAGGCGATGGAGCAATTTTTCGAGGCAAGCTTGACGAAGCCGACGACCACGCCAGCAACCACGCCGGAAGCTACGGAGCAAGACGCAAAAAACTAACGTCGCCCGCCTACTTGCTCCGCACGTCGGGGCTATTACGCGGGCTTGTCGAAACGCACGGCGCAAACGCCGTTTGGAATCACGGATTGAGAGCGTTGGGTTTTCCTGCATCGCTGGTCCACACGCTCGGCGAAGTTCAACAAATCAGCGATGCGATTGACGGTTCTAAAAACGAGAAAGGGAAAGATCATGCCAGTTGAATTTGAAACCTCGCAAGACACGTCGACGGGTTCATTCCTAAAGGAACCGGGGACGTATCACCTGATGATCGCGGACTCGCAAGAGCACGCGACAGACAAGGGCGGCAAGCCGCTGGACGCATTCCGGTTGTGCTGCCAAGTGCTCGCCGGCACAACTCCTGGCCAGGAAGGCAAAACCGTTGACCTGTTGATTTTTCATCCGAAGCCGACGGACAAGAAAGAAGGGGAGTTTGCGCTCAAGCGCCGCACACGAACGCTCATCGCGATCAGCATGATGAAGCCAATCAATCGCGGCGAAAAGGTTTCGGTTGACCTGACGCCGAACGGGGCCACTGGCCGGCAGTTCATTTGCACGTTGGCCAAGAGCGATAAGGGCTATCTCGAAATGAATTTCGCCGACGTCTACCACGTCGACGATCCCGAGGCCGCGGCATTCCCGAAGGCCACGAAGCTGTTGGCGATGCTGCCGGCCGAATGGCGATTGACGGCCAAGGATTTTGGCGTCGAGCAATCGACCAGCGGGGCCGCTCCGTCCGCCAAAGGCAACGGCCAGCACGCCGCACACAACGCCGCCGCGAAAACGGCCGCGGCGTCGGGCGTCGACCTCGACAACATTTAGCAGCGACCCTGGCCGCCGGTGGCGTCACCTGCCGGCGGCTCTCGTCCCAGCGGTGCGGCGTCCCCCTAACCGCCAAGCGCCGCATCGCTGGGTTCATTTTTTGGTCCACGAAATCCGTTGCCTTGTTGCCGTCCATGTTGGGCGTGAGGCTTGAACATGCAAGCCAAAAAGAACTCGGCAAGGCAACGGATTGCGGGGACCGACGAAGCCACCGACGACGAACGGCACGGCATGGCCGCCTTCAACCAAATCGAGATCACCGCCGTTTTCCTGGGCGAGCGTTTTCGCTTTTCCAACGCGGACGGCGATACGATTATCGCGGACGCCAAGATTGTCGACGGCCCGCGGCCCGAGGGCGTCAACGGCCATGCGTCGATCAAAGTGGCCGTCGGCGACGGCGGCGAACTCGATTGGAAATCGACTTATCGTTTTTTTGGCCGCTGGTCGGATTACACCAACAAACGCACCGGCGAAACGACGCCGCAGTTTCACGCGACCAGCTTCACCGAATCTGTGCCGCTGGAAGAAAGCGGTGTGATCGCGTACCTCGTGCGGCACGGCGAAGGGTGCGGAATCGGCCAAGAGCGAGCGAAGCGGTTATTCGCCGAGCATGGGCCGGACGCTATTCGATTCTGCCGCGAGTCGCCTGTCGGCGTTTGTTCAACGTTCGGCAACGCGATCAGCCTCGAACAATCTGAACGACTCGCCGCCCGCCTGCAAAAGAACGCCCACGCCGAAGCGTGCTCGATCGAGCTCGTTCAGTTGCTGGCCCGCCGCGGATTCCCCAAAGACACGGCCCACAACGCGATGGAATTATGGGGCACGGCCGCGCCGCAAGTCATCCGCCGCGATCCCTATAAACTGATGACGAGCGGCCTACGCGGCTGCGGGTTCAAGCGGTGCGATCAAATGTATTTGTCGCTCGGCCTGCCCCCTGGTCGATTGAAGCGGCAGGCGTTGTGCGCGTGGTATGCGGTGGCGAAGGCCGGAGAAGCATCGGGCGACACCTGGACGGCCGCTAGCGTGGCCGTGACCGCGATCCGCCGCAGCGTTGCGGGCGCGGAGCCGAAGATTGCCGAAGCGTTGCGGCTCGCGATCCGCTCCGGCTATCTCACCACCATCCGAACCGACGGCCTGCGTGGGCCGTTCGTCGACCAGGGTGGGCACTTGTGGCTCGCCGAATCACGGAAGGCGACGAACGAACGCTATATCGCCCGACACCTGGCCGCTGCGGCGAACGAGCAACTAGATTGGCCGGAGATCCCCAGTGTCGGCATTAGCGACCACCAGCAAGAAAAACTGCGCGACGCATTGCGTGGTGTTATTTCTATTTTGATCGGCTCGCCGGGGACCGGCAAAACCTTTTCCGCCGCCGCCATCATCCAGGCGATCATCGCGGAGCATGGCGACGGCTCGATCGCGGCTTGTGCGCCCACCGGCAAAGCCGCGGTGCGATTGACGGAATCGCTGAACGATTACGGGATTCCGCTCCGCGCACGGACGATCCATTCCACGCTGGGAGTGCGGAAGGTAAAGGGCGCGGGATGGTCGTTCATGCACAACGAATCTCACCCGCTGCCGTTCCGCTGGCTGATCGTCGATGAGCCTAGCATGATCGACGCGAATCTGTTTTCGTCGCTTCTGGCGGCTAGGGCGGTTGGTACACACGTTTTGCTACTTGGTGACGTCAACCAGCTTTTGCCGGTCGGGCACGGCGCGCCACTTCGCGACCTGGTTGCCACGGGGATGCCATATGGCGAGCTAACCGAAGTTCGCCGCAATTCAGGAATGATTGTCGAGGCGTGCGCGGCGATGCGGGATGGGCGGATGCCTGAAGTGGTTCGCGACCGCTTAGCGCCGAACAATCCAGAGCGAAACCTATCGCATTTCCAATGCAACGAGCCGCGGCAGCAAATCGAGCTTTTGAAAGCGACGCTCGACAGCTTGGCCCAATCCGGCTTTAACCGCATTTGGGATATCCAAGTTCTCGCCGCCGTCAACAAAAAGTCGCCCCTCTCCCGCCGCGACCTTAACAAACTCCTGCAAGCCGAACTCAATCCGTCGCCCGCAATCGAAGGTTCGCCGTTCCGCCTGGCCGACAAGATCGTTAATACGAAAAACGGCTACTTCAACGACGCCAGCGGCGAGCGAGATCCCGACACCGGCGATTTTGCCGAGCACTACGTCGCCAACGGCGAAATCGGCCGCGTCGTGGCCGTCGAACCCAAGTCGATCATCGTGTCGCTCGACACGCCGGAGCGGATGATTCGCGTGCCGCGCGGCAAGTGGACCGACAAAGACGCAGACAGGGATTCGGCCACGGATGGCGACGGCAGCGATTCCGCCGTGGACGAGAACGCCGCCGACGGCGATACCGACAACGACCGCGGGCCGCAAACCGGCTGCACGTTCGACCTAGCCTACGCTCTGTCGACGCACAAATCGCAGGGCAGCGAATTCCCTGTTGTCATCGTCATGCTGGACGATTGGCCCGGCGCAAAGCGGGTTTGCGATCGGGCTTGGCTTTATACCGCAGTGTCGCGCGCGAAAAAACTCTGCGTGCTGATCGGCCAGGAAGCGACCGCGCGGCGGATGGTGCGCGTCAATCGGATCATGGAGCGGAAAACGTTTCTCGCGGAGTTGTATAAGCGGAATCGAATGGCGGACGTGTTGAAGGAGTTGTTTTGATGACGACTGACGCCACAACACCGAAGATTACCGCCCTTGCGCCATGGTTCGGCGGCAAGCGAACGCTGGCCGCGGACATCGTTCGCGAGATCGGCAAGCATTCGGTTTATTGGGAGCCGTTCTGTGGCTCGATGGCCGTGCTTTTGGCTAAACCACCGTGCCGCCAGGAAACGGTCAACGACTTAAATCGGGATCTCGTCAATCTAGCGACCGTTCTTCGGGGTGAGACGACCGGCCCGAAACTTTACCGTAGGCTGCGTCGCTACTTGGCCTCACGGGGTGACCTGCAGGCGGCGAGGGAACGACTGACTTCGATCCCGCTGATTGCGATGCCCGACATTGATCGCGCCGAAGCCTATTTTGTGAACTCGTGGCTTTCAATGAACGGAACCGCTGGGACGTCGGGGGGAATCGAAGGAAACCGCGGATTCGCCCGTCGATTTACGTCGGGAGGCGGCTCTCCTCAGGTCCGATTTCACGGGGCGATCGAGAGCATTCCAGCGTGGCGGCGAAGACTGCGAAGCGTGTTTGTTGAGAATGGTTGCGGAATTGAGATCTGCGAGCGAATCGAGGACCTCGCGGGCGTTGTGATCTATGCCGATCCGCCATACCTCAGAAAAGGCACCGCCTACCTGCACGATTTCACGCCAAGCGACCACGAGCGGCTTGCAAAGGCCCTCCGGCGATTCAAGAAAACCCGCGTCGTCGTCAGCTATTACGACGAACCGGAACTCGACAACTGGTATCACGGCTGGACGAAGGTTCGCCTGAAGGCGACGAAAGCACTCGTCAACCAAGGAATGCGCGACGCCAAGGGCTCAACCGAGGCCCCCGAAGTCTTGCTCATTAACGGCCCCAGCTTCGCCCCCGAAGCGGCCAGGAGTCTTTTCTAATGCTCGACTCCAAATTCCGAAAACTCAAAGACTATTTCGGCATCACCGCCGCCACCGAATGGCAGACGGTCGAGCCGGGCGCTATCCTCGCGATCGACGGCATCGGCCCGGTGACGCTAGAGCATCTTCGCATTTACCTCGCCGCCAAAAATCTCACGCTGAAAAATGATCGCACCCCCGAGTATTGGCGCGAGCATTTGTCGCACGTCAAGATCGGCCACGAGTTGGGCGACGATGATACGCAGGCCGTCGCGCCGTTCACCATTCTGATCGACTCGGCCGAGACACAGCCGTTCACCTTCCACGGCATCCCCGACGACCGCCACGCCGCCGGCCAGTTCACCGACGTATTCGGCGACAAGCACGCCCGCACGCTCATCGTGCCGATCGAATGGGACTGCCTCGGCCGCTTCCCAAACTCGCTGGGCGATTATAGCGTCAACGGCGGGATCGGCCGCGTACACGTCGAACGCAAGTCGATGGAAGATTTGCAGTCAACCGTGCTGGGGTTCGGCAAAGACAGCCAGGATGGATCGAGCCGCCGCGAACGATTCGAGTGCGAGCTGGCGAACTTGTCGAAGATCGAGGCCGGCTGCGTAATGGTCGAGTGTAATTTCATGGACGCGGTACAAAACGCGCCGGAGTGGGGAAAGAAAACAAAACAACAGAATGCGAAAACGCTTACGCGGTCGATCCTTGCCTACAGCCAGGATTATGCCGTGCCGTTCATTTGGGCCGGCTCGCGGCGCATGGCGGAAGTGCTGACCTATCGCTGGTTTGCTCGCTGGTGGGAGAAGCGAAGGGGCGAAAGAAAAGATTTAGAGCGGCTTGTGGCTGCGATGTGAGGATAAAAATGGCAGTTGACATTCGGTACGGCGCGATCGACGTGTGGCCGCGCCCGCGAACCAAGTACACGCAATGCTCGCGTTTCAAGTCGAGTTTTAGCACGACCGTTAGCGACCTGGAGCGCGAGCTATATCAAATCGACGCGAAGGCGGCGACGGTTTGCCTCGATTTGTCGCCGGGCGACATTCGATTGGACGGCCAACTCCGCGCAGGAATTAAGCCGCGTTCATCCGCCGTGCTGTTGGTCGTTGAAATGCGGTTCAACAAGCCGCCGCGACGCTTTCCATGTGACTCGTTCGACAAGTGGCAAGACAATCTCCGCGCGATCGCGTTGGCGCTTGAGGCGTTGCGGACAATTGACCGTTACGGCGTCACGTCGGCTGCGGGCGAGCAATATCGAGGATTCGAGGCGTTGCCCGCGCCGAATGGCGACTATTGGTCCAAGGATCAGGCAAGGGATTTCTTGCGTTCGATTATCGGCAACACGATTGATCTTGTGTCGCTTGCCGATGCGATCCGCGAATGCGAGCGACGTACTCACCCAGACGTTGGCGGCGACGCCGACAAGTTCAAGAAGGTTCAGCAAGCCCGCAAGTTGCTGCTGACGTCCTAGTTTCTCATTTCACAGAAAGGATTTTTCACAATGGCTCCCCTGTCCCTCGAAACCGAACCGCTGGCCGATCAACAGGCCGAGCAAGTTCCTGACGAAACGCAATCCGAAGAATCGCCCGTCCGGCTATTCGGCGGCGGGCTGGTCGACGAAACCGACGCCGGGCCGATCACGCCGGAAGAATTAAGAGACGGGGCAACGTCGGCCACCGTGGACGAACCAGCGGCCGACGAGCCGAAGCTAGACCCCGAGCCAGAACAAACCGACCCGAAGCCGCCGCCGCCGCGCAAAACCCCCGACGACGCCGCCGCCAAGCTCCGCGAGATCACGCGAGCCAGCGAGGACGTTCGCGAGGCCCGCGAGCGTGTCGCCTTGCTCAAGGACGACCTGAAAACCGCCAAGGAAGATTTGCAGGGATCGGTTAATCGCCTCATGCGGCTGACGGCGGCTGTGTCGAACGACGAGGCCCGGCCGCTCATCCAAGCGGCGGAATCGAAAGCGGAATCGGCCAGCGTGGTTGAAGCGACGGCGGACGAGCCGGCCGCCGCTCCCGCCGAGCCAACAGCCACCACCACCGCCGACGCCTGGCGATCCTATCGTTTCGACGACCCCAAACACTTCCCCGCGCTCGCCTCGCAAAAAGCGATCGTCGCCAAACTGGCCGAGAACGGGATCGAAACCATCGGCCAGATGGTCGATTTCCAGAAGCCGAGCGAATCGGGCTGGTGCAAGGCGATCACCGACATTAAGGGCATCGGCAAGGGCAAGGCCGAGAAAATCGAGTTGGCCCTCGAAACGTTTTGGGCCGAACACCCCGATATCGTCCAGGCGGCGGTAGACGCATCGTGATTTAACCGACGGATCGACAGCGATGGGCCGGAAGCCTGGATCGAAAAACGTCCCGAAATCCTACGATATCGCAACGGTTCGCGCGGCGGCGTCGAAGCGGTGGCCGGAAATCCTGTCCGCCATTCTCGGCCTGCCGCGCGAAACGTTCGAGGGCAAGCACCATCGGCCATGCCCGTGGTGCGGCGGGACTGATCGCTTCCGGCCGTTCGACGACGACTCCGGCGGCTGCCACTGCAATCAGTGTTTCAACGAGAAAAACGGCGACGGGTTCGCAACCGTTGTCGCCAAAGGCAACGTCAATTTTTACGGTGCGCTGAAGAAGATCGCCGAATACGTCGGCGTGCCGCCGTCGGCGAACTCCAACGGCTCGCACAAAGAAAACGCCGACCCGGCCGAGCATTTAGTTTTCCGCGAGTGGTGCGACGGCGATCGGCTCGTGCTCGCGTGCGGCCTACTCGCGGCCAAACCGGGAATTTCGTTCGAGGCCATCCAGGCATGTGGCGGACGGCCCGCCAGATATCGGAAACAGCATCCCGTGGTCGCACTCCCCATCTACGGCCCTGAACTCCTCGACCGCGATCCGGTTGGCTGGTGCCTCTATTCCGCGACCGGCGGGCCGCTTCCAAAATACAACCGCGACAAGTCGGTCGAGTGGGTCAAGGTGAAGCTGACGCATGGAAGTAAACCGGGCTTTATCGGCCAGGTGGCGGCGCTGGCGGTGTCGCGGGCCGTTTCTCCCGATCCAAATGGCGAAGCCACAACCGAACCAAATGAAACGGTCATTTGGAAGTGCGAGGGGCCGTCGGACGTGCTGGCCTTCGTCACCGCCGCGGCCGGCGATCCTTCGCAAATCGCCCTCACCAACGCGAACGGCGCGAACGAAAAGCCGCAACCCTGGATGGTTTCCCTACTCGCCGGCCGTCGCGTCAACGTCATTCACGACGCCGACAAGCCCGGCCAGGAAGGGGCCGCCCGCTGGTCGACCGCGATCGCCGCGACGGCATTCGAGTGCCGGAACGTCAAGCTGCCCTACCCGCTGGTCCCTGACCACGGGCCCGACCTGCGAGACTATTTCGCCCGCGACGGAAAAACCCTGGCTGATTTGCTGCAACTCGCCGCCGCGGCGCCGGTTGTTCAACCGTCAGAATCCGCAGCCAACCTGATCACCGCCGCCAGCTCGATCGACCTGAACGAGGACGACAAAGATCCTCACCGGTTGGCCCGAATCTTCCTTGAGTCGATCGGCGCCATTCACGACGGGCAATTGGGCCTGCGATTCTGGCGATCGGAGTTTTGGCGGTGGAACGCGCGTTGTTACCGATCCGTGCCAGGCGACGAGCTGCCGGCGATGATAAACGGCCTCTGCAAGATCGAATTCGACAAGTTGAACGCCGTTCCCATGAAAAACGGCGAACCACGCAAGCCGGCGATGGTTTCGCGGGCCTACGTCAACAACGTTATCGCGGCCCTAGAGGCCATTTGCTTGCTTCCTGCCACGGTGGAACCAAATTCGTGGCTTGGCGACGTCGATCCTAATTCCGGCCAGGGCTGGTCACCAGGCAAAAAACTCTGGCTGTCGATGGAAAATGGGATTTTACGGCTCGACGAATTGCTCGCGGACCCCGAAGAGCCGCCGATCCACCCGCACTCGCCGCTCTGGTTCTCGCCGGTCGCTCTCCCCTACGAATTTGTCGCCGGCGCCGCCTGCCCCAAATTCCTGGAAGTGCTCAATCAAAACCAAGAAAACGACGCCGCCCGCATCGCGATCCTCCAGGAATGGGCCGGCTATATCCTCACGCCGTCGACCGACCACCAGAAATTTCTTGTCCTGGAAGGCGATGGTGCCAATGGCAAAACCGTCTACCTGGCCGCTCTCCAAGCGATGATCGGGCCGGAAAACGTGTCGAACGTGCCGCTCGAACTATTCGAGGACCGTTTCGCCCTTACCGACACGCTTGGCAAGCTTCTCAACGTGTCGGCCGACGCCGCAGAAGTCGAAAAGGCCGCCGAGGGCAAGTTGAAGGCCTTTGTGTCGGGCGATCGGCTTTTCTTCGATCGCAAGGGCGTCGGCGGCGTCAATGCGTCGCCCACGGCCCGCCTCACGATCGCTGCCAACAACCGCCCACGCTTCTCCGACCGATCCTCCGGCATCTGGCGGCGGATGCTGCTGGTCCCCTGGAACATCAAGATCGGGGCCGACGAGCGGATCACCGGCCTCGACAAGCCGGAGCATTGGGTCGCGTCCGGCGAGCTGCCGGGAATCTTCTGGTGGGCCGTGCTCGGTTTGGCGCGGCTGCGGTCGCAAGGCCGCTTCACCGACGCCGCCGCGTGCCGCGATGCCTTGGACGATTACCAGACCGAGGCGAATCCGGCGCGGGCGTACCTGATGGAAAACTATGTCGCCGACGACAACTCAGGGACGACCAACAAAAAGATTTACGACGACTACAAATCGTGGTGTAAGGATAACGGGTATCGGCCGCTTTCGGACAAAATCTTCGGAAAGGAGCTGAGACGGATATTCCCAAATATCACCCGCAGGCAAGACACGGAAGAAAATATCCGCGTTTGGAAAATATATGGAATCAGGGCAAATCACATCTACTAATTTTTTCACAAGTGGGGTTTTTGCACCATCGACCCATTAAATGCACCATTAGAAATTTTCAATGGTGCAGACACAAATGCCTCGGAACGTTCGACTTACGACCACCTGCACCATCTGCACCATTAATTATCAATACTCAATATGAATTGATGAATAGATATATATATCAATGAACAAATACCCCAAAAGTAGTAAGAATAAATATATCTATTCGCGAGTACGCGGCGATACACGCGCCCGCGCGCACGCGCGAGGGGAAAGGGGTATGGGGTTTCCCATGCTGTTTGTCGGTTTTTCATGGTGCAGCAATGGTGCAGCAATGGTGCAGTCGCCGTTTCAGTTTTGACCAAAATTTCCCACGCTAAAAAATGGGCATCCTCACAAAAAATCAACCGGTAGAAATTTTTGCGGACGCCGCGGCGATCGCCGAGCCGCCGCAATCGCCCACCTTGGCTGATCCGGCGAGATCCCCGCGCGGCGCCGCGCTCAGTGCGCTCGATGCGCTCGATGGGCGATCAAACGAGCGTCATGCCGATGATCGCCCCACCGCCAGCGACCCGCTCGCCGCCGCCTACGCCACGCTCCCGCCACCGGCACCCTGCCCAGTCTGCGGCTCGCCAATCCTCTGGCTCGACGTCTACCGACGCGGCTGGCAGTGCCCCGAGTCCGCCACATGCTCGCCGCCGCCGATCGCGGCCCTCGTGCTCGCCCGCGTTCTCCTGGTCGACGAAGGAACGCCGGCCAAACCGCAACCGCAGTGGGCGAGGGTACAGATCGCCGAGCATCGGTCGAAAGGCGAGACGAAGTGGCGGCGACACGTCTACACGACGCCGATCCGATGCGAGGCGAACGGCAATGCACCTACCCTGGCTGATCTTGGCGGCGGTGGCGATGGCGGCGATGACGTGGCGGGCGAAGCGGGCGGCAGCGGTGACGCCGCAACAACAGTCCAAACCGCCACGAGCCAACCCCGAATTTTCATCGACGACACGCTTGGCCGAAATTTTTGGTACGCAGAAATGAATGGGGCGTTAGGAAATCAGGCGAGGTCGACGGGTCGCGTGTTCTATCGCGACGTGGACGACTGGTGGGGCACGAAGATCGGGGATTGGAAAAACTACTGTCGTTTGTTTACGACCGTGACTTGATGGCAATGCCGACGTATCGCGTTGTGTTTGGTCACGACGAAGCAAATCGTCGCAGATGGATTCGACTTGAGTACTCCGCCACCCCAACCCCCGACCCCGCGAGCCGCGACCATGATTAAGCGATTGCTGCACAAAATGAAAATCGCAAACTTGGCGCAATCGATGCGCAGCGGCGCTCGCGATGATCGGGTGCTAATGTGCATGGACGCAATCCACGCGATTTCGGAATCGCCGATTTCGCCGCGTGACCGTGCGAAGGATTTACGCGAACTCGCGGATTATGCACGCGAGATTGCAAACGTGTTGGACCCCGCGAGCAGCGAGGGAGAGTGAGTGATGGTCAGCAAAAACAAACGATTCGTTCTCGTGTCGCTTGCGTGTAACCATTACCGCAACGGAATGTTCAAGGGCTACGCCGAACAAGTCGAATGCTGCGGAATCCATCTGGCTTCGCCATACGCCGACGCATACCTGAAATGCGACGTTGACCCGAAACACGTTCGACTCGGCGCTCGCCGTTGGTGGCAGGCGTTCGGCGTCGTGACGTGGTACGGCAACTGGTGCTGGGATGCCGCATGGATGAAGGTTGCGGACGCGGCCGAGTTGATGACGTTCGCAAGAGGCAAGGGCTATCGACCCGATAGTGCGCCAGAGCAGTTGTTCGATAACGAGCGATTCACGGCGGCGGATTTGTTGCTTGCCGCGACGGAGACCTAACATGGACTGGCCCGAAGCCGACGAGCGATTCGAGCGAATGTCCCGCACCGAGCGTGGCTCGTTCCCAACCGGCAGCGAGCAGCGTCGCAGGTCGGCGTCGAAGAAAACGAGAAAGAGCGACAAGGCGAAGCGGCGAATCGGGAAGCAGAGCGCGGGGCTGAGGAAGCGAAGGCTGCGGAGGTTTGAGTAAGTGGCCGACCAACAAAAGCAACTCGACCTGCAACCCGACTGGGACTTGACTATCGACGGCGTGTGGCGGTGTCGCTGCTGCGGATACGCGGACTACGCAGATTACTTTGACGTGGCCGGCGCAGAGGTTGGCGTGTTCTGTCCCGAGTGCGGCGAGGATACGGAAACGGATTCTTGGGACGGCACGCAATGGCTGCCGCCGCTGACGCCGGAGCAGATAGCCGAGTGCGACGCGATGATTGAGATCGAGCGGAAGAAGTTGCGGCGAAGAAAACGATAACCCCCGAGGGCACGGATGTTACGACTAGGACGCAAGGACGGCGAGCGAATCGCCATGTTCCACGACGGCGAATTTGTCGGCTGGTTTGAACTTGTCGCAGCCACGGCCGGGCATGCGCAGATCGGCTTTGACGCACCCCAATCCTGGCGGTACGTCCGCGAGGAAGCCTTGACCGAGGCCGAGAAACGGTTGACAGATGCCCGCCAAGCGGGGTAGCATTACCAACAGTACGACTTTCGCGCCACAGCGGGCCGCTTCTTTGCGGCGGGCAGGGATTTGCCCAAGGTCGGGTGTTCTGCACCTACCTACCGCCGAGGCTCCAATGTCTCTTTCGTGGCTTGGCTTTCTCGCCAAACTGATTCCGCACGTCGGCTCGCTAGACGACATCGTTGACGCCATCGACGCGCTCACCAAAGCCGAAGGTTCCGCCGCCTACTGGTCGGCAATCAAGCGGCTCGGCGACCTGCTGCAACCCATCGTCGAATCTGTCACGGGTTTCGAGATTTCGAGCGAAGAAAGTGCCGTTGAGGCGATGAAACTCGGCGACGGCAAGCTCTTGGAGCGGCTGCGCGGGTTCATCGAAAGCCCGCTTGGCCAAACGCTGTTGCAGATTCTCTTGGGGCAAATCGCCAAGGGGTAGCCGTGTCCCGCGACTACGTGACACTTCCGCCGGACGTGCGAATCGTCCCCTGCGTCGCGCCACTCAGCGAAAGCGTGAGCTGGGCCGATTCGATGCTCGGCGCGGAGGAAGCGTGGAAGCTCTCGCAGGGCGAAGGCGTCATCGTCTGCGTGCTCGATACGGGCTGCGACATCAAACACCCCGACCTCGCCGGCGCGATTCGGGACGCCAAGGACTTCACCGGCTCGCGGGTCGGATACAACGACCGGCATTCGCACGGAACGCACGTCTCTGGCTTGGTGGCGGCTCGCATGGGCAACGACATCGGCATCCGCGGCATCGCGCCGAAGTGCGAACTGGTCATCGCCAAAGTTCTCGGCGACAACGGCGCGGGCAGCGACCAAGCGATTGCGTCTGGTATCGAGTGGGGCTTGTCCAAGGGAGCGACGGTGTTCTCTCTGTCGCTCGGCGGCGCATTCGACATGCCGGCGACCCTTGCCGCCGCAAAGGCGGTGACGAGCCACGGAGGGCGGTTCCTGTTGGCTGCTGCGGGCAACGACGGCGGCGCGGTCAACAAGCCAGCGGCGTATGCGGAGTTCGTCAGCGTCGGTGCGTACGACGAGGACGGCAACCTGACTGGCTTCACGTCGAAGGTCGGCCGGCTCGACATCGTTGGACCGGGCGTGAAGATGCTCAGCACGATTCCTGGCGGCTTGTACGGCGAGATGACGGGCACGAGTCAAGCGTGCCCCGTGGTCGCGGCGATTACGGCGCTGGCGCTCGCCAAGCATCGCGACGACGGCAGTGACACGGACCTGCGAACGACGGCGGACCTGCGCGAACACTTGTTGAAGGCGGCGACCGACACGGGCCGCGGGTATCGGCTGGTCAACGCTCGGAAGATGCTCGAATCGCACGGCGTCGCGCCGCAGCCGGAGAGCAGCCGCACGCTCGTCTACGCTCCGGCGTGGACGCGGTACGAGATTTGGCGGAGGGAGAGCGATGCGTAAACTCCTACCGTACATCGTGACGTTTCTTGCGGGCTTGATGGCTGGCAAGCTGTTCGGCGCGCCGTCGGACGAAGTACGCGCCGCCGTGGTCGATATGGAGTTGAACGTGCCGCGCGAGCGGTGGGCGTCGACGCGGTATCTGTCGCTAGCAAACATCGACGAAAAAGAGAGGGATGCCCATGTGGCCGTTATTGGTTTCATCGCCAACAGCGCCGGAGCATCCGCCACTATCATTGAGCAACATCGGACCGATGATCTTCTTAGACTGGACCTCGCCGAGCAACGTATCAACCCCGTCGCCTGGGAAGCCCTCGCATCCGACCGCGAGCCGTACTACCACATCCGCACGAAGGTCGTCGACCCGAAAACTGGCAAAGAAACACTAGTCCACACGGACGCCGGACACGTCGGACTGGCGAACGCCGCGAAACTCCGAACCATGTCCGGCAGTACCGGCGCGATTCTTCGCGCAGATTGGTTCATCCTCCGCGCGACGACCGACCACTACTATTCGCTGGCCGCGATTCCCGACACGCTCGCCGGCTGGTATGCGTCGCTCGGCGTCGACCCCAAGACCATCTCAGGATTGGCTGCGAACCGCGGGGCGAACTTGTTTCGCTCCGGCGTCACGCACAAGCCGCGGCGTTTGTCGCGATGGCAGGGGTCGCTCGGCGGCGTCTGGCAGACCTACGACTCGGCCGCGACGGACGATCCGCGGCACGATCCATTTCGGTTCCCGGCGTTCGACGGCATCTACGACGCGGGCGAGTACATCGCAACCAAGGCGAACGGTCTGCACCTGTTCGGACTCTACAACGCGGCAGGCAAGCGGCAAGACAGCGTGCCGGACACCATCGCCAAGGACGACTCTGACCCGGCCGGCGACGGTCGACTCGTGCCGATGCTGTCTTGCGTTCGCTGCCATTCGTCGGACGGATACCGGCAGTTCAACAACGACATGGACGCGCTCGCCAAGCACTTGAAGGGCTACGACGTGAACCGGCTGGCTGCGTTCTACGACACGGCCCGGCTATCGAAGGAACTCACCCGCGACCAAGAGGATTACGCCGAGGCGGTCAAAAAAGCGACGGGCGGCATGACGGCGAAGGAACTGCCGACGGCGCTGGCGAAGATTGTCCGTGAGTACGCCTACGAGCAAGTTACGCCAGAACGTGCGATGCGTGATTTGGGCGTCGACAACCTGGGCGTGTTCATCGTGTCGAGCGACCCGTACTTACTCGCACTCTTGGATGGTAAATCCATCAACCGCGACGCTTGGCACGCGAGCTACAACGAAGCCGCGAACCTGACGGTGAAACCATGAGAACGCTTTTCGCTTTGCTGCTGTTGGCGACTCCGACGATGGCGGACCATTGCCGCATTCGGAGCAACGCCGTCGTGATTCAATCGAGCGGCGCGATTATCACGCCGTTCGCGGTTCCGGTTGCCGTGCCGACTTCGGTTGTCGTTCCGGGGTACACGTACAGCCATGCGGGCGCAAGTGCGGCGGCGGTCGACCCCGAGTATCAGGAATTTCTCGCATGGAAGGCGGCGAAGGCGAACCAAGTCAAAGCGGCGGTCGTCCCTCAATCGCTGCTGCAACAGAACTGCGTCGGCTGCCATACGACCAAAGCCGATGCGAAAGACCACTTTGACATGTCAGGCGAACTGACGGCGGACCAAAAGCTCAAGGCGATTGCCGCCGTGATGACCGGAAAAATGCCCAAGGCCAAAATACTTGACCCGCAGGTGCGGGCCGACATCGTGGCCGAACTATCAGGAGCCTCGAAATGAAATACCTCGTCTCGTTAGTGATGCTGTTGGCCTCGCCCGTGGCGGCAAAGGCGTGCGACCCGATTGGCGTTGCGTCGTTCGCGGTGCAGTCGCATTGTGCGCCCGTCGCCGTCCAGTCGTTCGGCGTCGCAGCGCAGGCCGTGCAAGTTCAGGCGGTGCAACCGCTGTTCGTTCAGCCGTTCGCGGTCCAGACGTTTGCCGTCGTGCCGCAAGTGGCTGTTGTTCAACAGGTACGAGTCAAGCAGCTTCGAGTCCAGCAGCAGCGGGTTCGCATCCGCAGCGTGCAGCGGTTCTCGATTCGATAGGAGCCAAAGAGCGTACCGTCAACGGCGAGTGACGGTAGTGGGACCGCCGGCGGCGTGGAATCGAGAGCCGCGCCGCCGGTTTTGTACACGCAGCCGCAAGAGGCGGTGCAAGAGTCCACACAACAGAGCAGCGGCCGTCGTGGTTTGCTGCGAGGGCGGCTGTTCGGTGGCCGTCGCGGTGGCGGCGGCTCGTGAGGCATCAACGGTTGCCCGTGAGGCGACGATGGATGTATGCGAACAAATCGAACGCTGGGTCACCAGTGGCAGAAGCCTGTCGATTTACCCGCCGGGAACGTCAAGTGGCGGCGGAGTCGTTAGGGATACGTTTTTAGCGGTTGCAGGTTGGCCGTATGCCTTACGAAATGCGAACGGAACAACGTACCGATCGGCGCATGCTGAAGCTGATACGTGGCAATTGGCAGTGTCGGAACTTTTCCGGCAAACGAGATTCTTTCAGGAGGAAATCCATGCGTAAGCTCATCATCCCCGTGAGTGATTGAAGATGCAGCCAACCTGGCAAACCGACGGCGGCCGCGTAAAGCTCTGGCTCGCGGACTGCCTGGACGTGCTGGATTGCATCGAAGCCGATGCGTGCATTGTCGACCCGCCGTATGGAATCTCTCATTCGTCGAACCGCGGAGCGAGTTGGGAGAACACGCAAATTCAAGGCGACGGCGACACCGCAATTCGCGATGCCATCTTAGCGTGGGCTGATACTCGATTGCCGTGGGCGTGCTTTGGGACATGGAAGATTCCGACGCCCGATACTGCCAAGGGCGTACTTGTTTGGGATAAAGGCCCGGCATCAGGAATGGGCGACCTGTCGTTCCCGTGGAAAGGTTCATGGGAGGAAATTGCAGTCGGCGGTATCGGTTGGCAAGGCTCGCGCGACGAAGGCGTCATTCGCGGGCATAGGGTTATCACTTGGGAAACGGCCGGCCGGTCGCACCCACATGAAAAGCCAGTAAGTCTCGTCGAATACTTGCTATCTAAACTTCCTGCCGCTGTGACGATACTCGATCCAACAATGGGCAGCGGAACTACAGGAGTTGCGGCCGTCCGATGCGGCCGGTCGTTCCTTGGCTGTGAAAACGATCCGAAACACTACGAGCGAGCGAAAGCCCGCATCCAGGCCGAGCTAGAGCGGATGCCGCTATTCGAGGAGAAGCCGAAGTATCGGCAGGCTGAACTTGTTTCCTAGGGATGTTCCCCGTGAGGGCGCGATGTTCGACGGCATTGGACAAGCGATGGCGGTTTTGTTTTGGACCTGCATTGTCAGCGTGCCGCTCGGCCTTTGGAAGCTCGTAGAAATTGTGATTTGGCTTTTCAACCACGTTTCAATTGAGGTTTAGTTATGCGTAAGCTCATCATCCCCGCCGCCCTGTGCGGCATCCTATTCGCCACGACCGCCGAAGCGGGACCGATTCGCAATTTGCTCGGCCGACTCAAAGGCAAGCCCAAGGCTGCGGCCGGCAAGGTGGTCGGAGTGGTCAAGCACGTCGGCGGTTGCGTCGGCGGAAGGTGTTCCAAGTAACGTTTCACGAGATCCCAGCCCCGAGCCGCCGGCAGTGGTTTTTATGCCTGACCCGCCGGCGGCTCGCCCTTAACAAGTTTCGGCAATCGACTAGATGATCGGCTCCCTCACACGCAACGGCAAATTCGGCTGGTCGATGGCTAGGCATGCGCCACGCAATGTAGTGGCGGAGGAACTTGCGTCGCTTGGAATTAACGGCACCGTTACGGATGTTGGGGATGCGACCGACTTTATTGACAGGTTCGTCGACGTAATCAACGGCGTTACCATCACCAGTGAGGCGACGAAGCAATACCTTGCAACTTACTCGTTTATGCCGCAGTACGACGGGCCGCTCAACGCGACACACATGCTGTACTGGCTCGATCGGCTACTCAAGCTGAACCGCGCCAACATCGGCTACACTACCCGCCTAAGTCAAGCGGGCGCCGGCTGGGGAGAAGCCGAACCGGATAGCCTCACCGAAGCGGATCCGCTCGATCTTGTGACGACGCTGGAAGGCTTGGGCTGGGATGTCGTCGTTATCGACTGGGACGCCGACGCGGCCGGCACGAACAACACGGACGTTGCGTCAACGACGGGCTGTGTCACTATCTTGCGAACAAGCGACGTGGGCGCTGATAGCGGAGATATTAAGTGTCTTGATGGTGCGGCCAAGACCACAACTGGCTTGTTCAACGGAAATGTCTTTCGGTACAAGTTCTGGAAACAACTCGGCGACTTTCACGAACGCGGCGGTGGTGGGATGCGTTGCCCAAACGTGGCAACATCCAAGACGGTAGTTCTCATTCGCAATGCCATCCTGACTCCGCATGTCGTCAAGAACGAGAACATTATTGGTGCTCGCGTCGAGACGCAAACTGTAGCCATCAGTGGCACGCCGAGCAGCGGCACTTACAGGATTATCTCATCGAACTTCGGCACAACTGACGAATTGCCGTACAACGCTACGGCAGACGAAGTACAGGCAGCGCTTCGGGCACTACCTGACCTAGAAAATGTGACTGTCACTAGCACTGGAACAACACCTAATTTTACGCACACGATTCGCTTCCATCGAATCACGACAGTCGCCAACCCAGCCTTGCTTTCGTCGAGTAATACGTTCAATCAAGGCTCTATTGCTCACGTAACAACACAGCACGGTGAATTTCAAATTCAGACACTTTTATGGAATGGATACCCTGGCGAGCTTCCAGAAATATGGTGCGGCAACTCAACTCAGGGCGGCGACGACGTGACTCCTGGTCAATGCCCTGACCCTGACGACACCGTGAGCAACGGAAGTGGGTTCATATTCTTTCCTGGTCATGCCGTTGGCAAGTACCGCGACAACTTCAACGTCCGCAACCTATGGTTTCACGGCAAACGCGAAACTGCTGGTGGCGACTTCATCTATGCCGGAGGATTGTTTTATTTCTCTAGTGGGGAAGGAGGCTCAGTTCGTTTCTGCAAGATGACGGACTTTTCGGCTATTACTCCGGCCGACGACAACGCCCTGACGTATCCCGATATTGTCGACTTTGCCTACGACGCGAGAACGGTTCATGTACCGAGGTACAAGCCAATATATTGCCGACAAAACAACTTTACGTTTGACTCGAACTACGTTGAGTTCGTGGACATCGACGATTGGCCACCAGACGCTGCTTCCACCGTGACGGTAATTGAGTCCGCAAATATCGGTCTCGACTTCGGCGACGGCGTGGCAATCACCGGCTTGAAGTTCACCCGCAACACCGTCAAGGGCGCAAGATACCGAATTGCCTGCAAGTTCGACAATAGCGTCGGAGCCTACGTCGCTTACAACAACATCGAGCACTATTACGAGGAGTCGTTGGTTGGATTCAGTACGACGGGAGCAGTGTACGAGTACAACCGAATCGGCTTCATCGGCAACAGCGACCTGACGCTCACGCCGGGACTCGGCATCGGCGTCGAGAACTCGACCGACGCCATCGTGCGATTCAACGTCATCTACAGCGTCGAACCGCTGTACTCGCGAAGCCGAGGTATCTCGGTGTTCGCCAGCGGTAACTCGGGCACGCCGCAGATAGTCAACATGCAGGTCTATGGAAATCTTTTGTACCGCGTGCTGTTCAAAGTGGACGGCAACCAACAAGTCGATGGCGGTGGTGCAGCGGTCGTTCCCGAGGGACTGGAGATTTACAACAATCTGTTCTGCGGCTTGCCGGAAATCGACAAGGGCACGCGCAACGACGCCCCGATGTACTTCGAGATTGGCGACCCGACAAACGGTTACAGCGGCGTGCTCGACTACGACGTGTCGATTCACGACAACGGCTTTTGGCGATTCGAGGACAGCACGCCGACGCAACCGACCATCGAGGCTGGCGCACACCTGCGCGTTTATGACAGCGCAACGAGCAGCGTGGCTTACGAGACAGACGATACGCTCGACAACTTCGTGGACAACCTGTCCGTCAATCCGCAGTTCTTGGACCACAGCGAGGCCGAGACGAACCACGACTTCCGGTTCGCCACCACGAGTCCGTACCGAGAATACTTCGACACCGAGACGCCGCTACAGAGCCAACCGCGAGCGTGGACGCCTTCGTAAATGAACGCACAGCAGTACAACGCCGATTGCCGCAATCGCGACCGACGCCGGTTCGGGCGACGTGATAAGTCGTGGCGCATTGATGGTGGACGTGCCGCCCACAACATCCGTCGAGAACCGCCCGTTGAACTTGCTTTGAACAGTGGCAGAAAACGCGAACTCGTCGCGGCCACTATCGGCGGGCGTGAAGTCGGCGAACCGAATCGCATCCGTGGCGAGCGACGTGGATACGACGGTTCGCATTTCACCATCTCGCATCCTCTCCGTCATCGTCACCGGAATGTCCATCGTGATCTGTTCATTGAGCTTGCCGGAGCGATCGGGCGGCATGTCGAATGTCTCCAGCGCGAACCGAAACGAGTCGAACACGTCGCGGCCGTGACAGTTGCACAATTCAAATCGCGTGCTGCTGAAATCCGGATACCAGTTGTGATGTCCAGAGAATCGAACGTACTCGCCAAGCGCCGGGTCGAACGGCCGGTCGAGCCATACTTCGATGTCCACCACGTCACGTTGCGTGTCGTAATTGGCGACGACGCCCGTGATTTGGATGAAGTCCGCGCGGGCCGCGGAGCCAAGTGCGCAGAGAGCGCAACAAACGACAGCTCGCATAAGGCACCTCCCGACAAGGTGAACGAACGAGAAACGCACCCCCACAATAGACGCCACGCCATATCCAGTCAAGAAAAAAGTCGCGAAGCCTCTTTGGCTAGACCCCGACTCCGGCCGGGGGGTGACGCGACCTTTTCCAGCCACGGGAAGCCCCGCGTCGTCATCGACTCGAATCTCGGCGGCATGCAATCGGACCTGAACAGTTTGATTACCTACGTCGGCGACAACATGCAGGCCGGAACCATCGGATGGGGAAACTAACGGATGAGCAAAACCGACGCGAGCCAGCCGGCGGGAGATGAATCCGTGCTATCGCTCCGCTCATTCACGAAGCCAGTGACCGGCCTCGCGAACAAAATGAGCGACTGGCTCGGCCACAATCCCGCCGTCGTGTTGCTGCTGTGCATCCTCGTCGCTATCTCGTGGGGCGGCTACCGCATGGCGTTGTGGGTCGCATACGACGTCGTTCCGGCGCACGACAAACGAATCATCGAAGGGATGCGAAGCCTCCAAGACCAAAACCTGGAAGCCATCAAGCAAATGAGAGCGGACAGCACTCGCGACATTCGGTACGCCGTGGACGCATTCACGAAGGAACGCGACCGCGACCGCGAACGGGACAAGGAACGCGAGCAGATGCTCCGCGAGCTAAAGGACTGGCTCAAAGAGTCGCACAAGGCTGGAAAAACGAACACAAGTACAGTCGCCCGCCCGGCGGGATAGGAGAACGAACGATGGCACTTACAGGCGCACAACTCGCCACGCTCAAGACGAACATTGCCGCATCGGAGTTCAGCGGACTACCGAACAACAGCGACACGGCGACCACGATTGCCGCCGCGTACAACTTGCAGGCGTCGCCGGATTGGACCGTCTGGCGCACGCACGTTAGCCGCGATGAAGTGATGCTCAACGGATTCGATTGGACTAGTGTGGATAACCTTAGCGTCGGCAAGGCGCGGATTTGGGATTGGCTGTTCAACTCGGGATTCATCAACCCGAGCAAGACGAACATCCGCGCCGGCATCGAAGCAACTTGGGTCGGCACGCAACCTGACCTCGACGTGCGGGCTGCGGTCTACGTGCATTGCAAGAAGCTCGCGAGCCGCGCCCAGAAGTTATTTAGTTCCGGCACCGGAAGCAACGCCGTCCCCGCGACGATGGAAGCGAACATCGCCGAAGGATTTATGCTCGAAGCATCCGACGTGGAAATCGCCCGCGCACTCCCCTAGTGAATTATGGCAACGATTACGACCGAATACGCTGCGTCAAGTAACCTGACGGTTACGAACCTGCACAGCTTGCCTACGTCCTCAACGTGGGTCACTGGCTGGGAAAGTGCGCTCATCGACAATACGTCGAACAAGTACGACGACTATCTCATCACGGCGAAAATCACGGTCGCCGCGGCGGGTTTGTCTGCGGGAGAAATTCGTATCTATGTCGTCGCGATGCTCGATGACTCGACATGGCCCGGCGGCTTCGACGGTACGGAGTCGACCGAAACAACGCCGCTCGACGACGTGAACGGTACGCAGAGCGGTGCGGCACTTGGCGCGGTTGCCGTTACCGACACGACAGCGTCGCAGGTGTACTACTTCAAGCCATTCAGCGTTAAGTCGCTGTTCGGTTCGTTGCCGCCGAAGTTTCTCATCTTCATCACGCACAGCACGGGCGCGAACCTTGCCGCGTCCGGCAATCAGGTCACGTACAAACCGATTTACTACGCCGTCGCATAATGCCGAGCATTCGAGCCAACGCGAACACCGAGATTTTTACTCGGACGACCAACCTGCCCACGATAAATTCGTTTACGTGGATGGGCTGGGTGCGCTATGCCACGCTCTCGGGCGATTACCACCTGGCATTCCATCGCGGTGCGCACACGTCGACGGACTTCCTTGCGGTTGGAGCGTGGAACAACGCGGGCTATAAGACCTACCTTTCCGACTGGACGAACGATTGGAGCGGCAGCACGATTACGACGGGGGTTTGGTATCACTACGCTTGGACCCGTGACGGCAATAACCACAAGGTCTATCTCAACGGGACTTTGGAATCCGGCCTCACGCAAACCTCGACCGCCAACCCCAGCACGGCGGCGGTGCATTTGTTCGGGTACGCGAGCGGCGGCAGTGACAACCTCGACGGCTGTATTGCCTATGTGATGGAGTGGAGCGGCGTGGCGCTAACCGGCGGGCAAGTTCAGCAGCAGATGCGGTACGACGCGCCGGTTGTCGAGTTGCAGCGGCTCAACGGATATTGGCCGATGGATTCTCTTGCGGACCCAGGAGAGGACAAGAGCCGGCGGCATAAGACGCGGCGCTGGACGGTCGCCGGAACTATCACGAGTGAGGACGGCCCGCCGGTTGTTCGAGCCATAACAAAGCAGCGACCGCGATGGACGACGGCTCCAGCGGCACCGCCTGCCGGCGGCATCGCACCAAAGGCATTTCACCATCGGCATTTGATGGGCGCATAAGATGGCAATAATTCTCCGCCAATCAACGCAAATCGTCGTTCGCGTCGGCCCGTTCGTCGATGCGACGGACGCCGTGACGCCCGAGACGGGCATCACTCTTGGCGCTGCGGACCAAGCCGAAGCGCTCAAGGCGGCTGGTGCTGCAACCGCAGACATCTCGGCGGCAACGTGGGCGGCGATTACTGGTTCCGATGGATGGTACAACCTCACGCTCACCACGAGCCACACGGACACAGTAGGCGAACTGGAAATCGTCGTCCAGGATTCGAGTGTTTGCTTGCCGGTTCGCAAAATGTTTCAGGTCGTCGAGGAGGCCGTCTACGACGCGCTCTTTGCGGCGTCGGCGCTCGGGTACGTTGCGAATGCTCCGGTCAATGTGGCGCAATTCGGCGGCAGCAACGGCACGTTCTCCGCCGGCCGCCCCGAAGTCAATACGAGCCACTGGGCCGGCGCGGCGACCGCGACGAACGACGTCGCACTCGCCGCCGCGCCGACAAACTTTGCGGCCCTCGCGATCACCGCCACGGGCGCCGTCGGGATCAATTGGGGCAACGTCGAAAATCAGGGATCAACCGTCGCCCTTGCCGATACCACGGTCGCGACGGCCACGACGCTGACCGTTCTCCCGACGATCCCAACCGGCTGGCTGACGGCCGATGGACTCGCCACCGACGCCGTGCAAGAAATCCGCAACGCGATCACCGGCGGGGCTTACGCTTTGTCGACAGACGCGAATGGCCGGATTCGCATCGTGGATGGCACCGCCACGGGCGAGCTCGACACGTCCAGCGGCACCGTGACGCTCACCGATGGTTCGCTCACGGCGGCAAAGATCGCCACGGGAGCATTCGCGGCGGCGAAGTTCCCCGCCGATTATACGACGCTCTTAGAAACGACGATCGACGCGGAATTGGAGTCTTACAAGCTGCACATGCTGCTACATACGCCGGCGGTTGCCGTGGCTGACGATTCGGCCATCGCTCTATTGGCTGCGACCGGCGGCGTGTTTGCGACGTTCGACAAGGCAACTGATTCGCTGCAATCGCTTCGCGATGCGCTGCCCACCGTCACCAGCGGCGGCGTGACGCTGGCCAATACCGCCCACGGTGGCAGTTCGGCAACGATCACGTTCGCGAAAATGATCGGCGCGTCATCCGGCAACGATCCGTGCGTTTCACTCACCGGCTCAGGCAGCGGCCAGGGCCTGCACGTCCAGGGTGGATTGACCGCGCCCGGCGGATATTTCCGCGGCGGCGCAGACGGCGGCGAAGGCTTGCACGTCCTCAGTCAGTCGACCAGCTACGGCATGGCGATTCAGGGCGGCACTGGCAGCACGGGCGGTTTGCTGTGCAATTCGGCGACAGGAGCCGGCGCAGTGCTGAACGGCGGCACGACGGGCGCTGGTTTGCGTCTGGTCGGCGGCACGACGGGCCACGGCCTGCACATCACCGGCGGCGGCACGAGCGGCGACGGCATCAACGTCAGCGTGACGAGCGGCGATTTGCTCGACGCCGACGTAGTGAACCAGATTCGGAATGCGATCACGGGCGGCGCGTACGATCT